AAGCGGTGACAAATATAAAGTGGTCAAATTTTTTCCAACCACCATCCTTGAGGATTTCGTTTTCAGGATCTTCGGCTAGATCATGACACCATAGAATATTAGGGACATCCTCGTACAATTCCCGTGGTCTGGAAAGATGAATTGCTACCTTATCTAAAAGGATGGGATCCGCGCTATTAAGCAGACGGTCTCTCATCATTTCACTTCCACCACGAGCATTCTTGGATAGTTCAGATTCTACAACTTTCCCTTTGTACAAACAACTCATATTTTTATTACCTTTTTATGTTTAGATTGCTACTGAATCAAAAGCATTTACACTATCCATCCGGAAAGATCTCCAACCTTCCTTTTCGATGTCCCAACAGACAACGACTTCCTCAGAAACAGAACGAACTTTTTTCTGAGTTAAAGGATCTGCTTTTTCGGCTGGGGGAACAATGGCCTCGTTAAGGGTACATTGCATTACGCGTGACTCACCATTTTGCTTGGTGAAGTTTACAATACACACACCTTCGTTCAGTGCTGTTAAAATTTCGCTTCTAGTTTTCATAATATATTCCTCAGTTTAGTTTATTATATATTTCAGTTAATGTTGAATTAAAATCTGGTAGAGTTCCATTATTGTAAATCCTATATGTCAGAATAGGAATTTCCTCGGGAAGGATATCCTCTTGAACAATAGGAGTTTCGTGAGAGATTACAAATTTCTCAAGTGGCTTACCGTTAAAGTATCGCCGAGAATCTGAACTGTATGAACAATCATCACGAACCAATTGAACCAATACCATATTATCGTATCCAACTTTATTTATAATCGGATACAGTTCTTCCATAAAACCGCCATCAGAGACTGCATAATTCTTGGTAATATCAATCTCTTCGGCAACTTTATCACCAAAAAACGATTTACCGTATTTGGGTTTGATATGGTTTTCGGAGGTATAAATCATTGCCTCTCTACGCGAAAGACCACCAAGATGTACACTAGGTGCTTCCTTGATTTGGCGATTATCATAGCCTTCCATAAACCATTCCTTTGTCACATCAAATAGTTTAAAGCATTCCTTAAACAATTGATACTTAAAGCTGAGATGCTCATAACCAAAATTATTTTTAAAATAAGCGGTTCCTGCATCCTTACCAGAGGCAGGAGGTCCGTTAAAGATCACTATCATTATTTTCCCAGTGTTTTAAAAGTTGAATATTGTCGCTGTCCTTTCGATCGACTTTAATATATCCTTGATCAATGAGGTCGTCGATTACACTTTCGACTATATCCTCAATTCGTTTTTTGTTTCCTATGTGCCAACCGATACCAGACCCTGCCACGTAAGCAAGGGCCAACCATAGGTAATTTGCGCTAAATTCTATCATTTGCTTCCCTTAAAAGCGATCGTTAATAATCGACCTAATCTGGTCGGAAAAGGCTTCTTTCCACTCGTTATTTGTAATGCCTGCTAAGATGAACGTACGATCATCCTCATTTAGATAAGGCATTGCATCCATTACGGATACAAATCCTTTTTCCCAAGAAGCATAGTCCTCAGGTTTAACTCTAATCTCACGAGTTCTCCAAACTCCGGAAATTACACTTTTACGCTTGATTTGCATTTTCGTTCTCCTGGTCTAAACCAAATTTAGCAATATAATATGAGTCGACAATGTCACTCACAGGATTCCATCCATTATTCATAATACCACACTTATCTCGAATGTCAACCATATTTTCAGAAAAAAATGAATCATACATCTTTTCTTTGTTAGCGTTTCCTTTACCAGTTGCAAATTTTTTAATTGCCGTAGGAGGAATCGTGCCGATACTCATACCAGCCTTCCATATCATATATTTTAGCAGGCCTGCATTTTCTGCAATCTGAAAGACTCGACCGACAGCACCAAAAGCATAGCCTTCGATGAATACTTTTTCTACATTGTGTTTTTTGAGAATATTAAGGGACCAGGTTGAAAGACTTTCATATCTTTCAAGATCATTAGTATATCCATCCGGATACATATTAGGTAAAAATGGCATTTCTGCCTCCAATAATTTTTCACGTTTAACCAAATAGTAAAAGTGGCAATTCTTATAGTCCCAAGTGTCACCTTCGTGTACACAAATTGCCGGGCTACTTAAACTATAATCAATTCCTGCAACAATCATAAAAACATCTCCATTCATTCATGGAGATATTTATATTAGTCCCAGCGATAAAAGATATGGTCTCCTATACGCCCTACGTGGGTGATCTTTTTGGCCCATCTGGGTTTTACATAATCAGCATGATAATGTGTGGCACCTTCTGATATGCCACGGTAGCGACCCTGGAATAACATTTGACCAGCAATCAATAGAGACTTTTCAAACGAATCTCTGTCTGTAGGGCGATCGCTCTTACCATCACAATACCAAGAAAACTGACATTTGTTTCTAATAGGATTTCCATTGCTATCAAGTTTAGCATCCTTCACAACACCACAAATTGTTCCGGGGTATCGAATATCAAGTACTCGGTTCAGAACAACATCAGCAACACCTGCCATATCCGCTAGACTTGACCCACGTGCTTCATAGTAAATATTAAGAGCAAGACATTGATAGTCTTCTCGTGTTTCGGCATCCATTCCGGTATTTTCTGCCTGTGCAGGGAACGAAAATGCTACAGCCATAGCTGCCATCATAGTAATAAATTTATTCATTTTAGCCTCGGCGCATGTTTGCTATGTCTTTTGCTTCGTTTGTTCCTCGCATAATTGGGACGAGGTTAGACTTGTGCATCGTGCCGATGCCAACGATGAGGTCTCCTGTATATTGATTTCGTTCTTTTCTTGGTGCGTATCCAGGTACTGTGTTCGACGTCTTGATGCTTGGATAGCTCTTCGTCGAGCGTTGTGGCGCATTCGATGGTTTCGGTTCATAAGTTTTAAACTCTTTTTTAGGTTTATACTCGCCGCGGATGTACGAGAGGTAATCCTCGAACTCTTGGAACTGAGCACTGTGCATGTTTTTCTTGCGACAGCTCTTATTATATTGACTCCATTCAACTCTTTTTGCTTGGAGTTGCTTTTCGGTGAGAGCTTTGCTCTTTCGCTTTTTATGATTAGTAGTGGTCATATATGGACCTACTAGATGCATAGTCATAATGTAAACCTCAATGTATGGTTATAGATTCAGTACTTATTTTAGATTGTGCGTTTTCGTCGTGATCGCAGAGTTGGTCACACAACTCTAATATATGATCGTAGTTTCTGCTCATAAATCCATATACGTTACTTTTTTCGTTTTCAGATAAAAGATATGATACACACCCATGTTCTAGGGCGAATACGAAGATCTGATTATCTGTAGTATTCTTCGGTAGATGGAATTTGGCTGAATAATACAATCGGTTTCCTTTCATTTGATATATACCATATTACCACACTCCTAAAGGAATGTCAACCATTTTTTTCAAATTATTATATGTTTCTTGCCAATCTTTTATATGATAACATCTAGTCCTATGATTAGTGTTAACCTGTTGCAAAGCAGCGTATAAAGGATAGTCATTTCCACCTGGATCCATCGCATCACCAAAGAAATGGATTTCGGCATCCTTGTCGAAGTCTTCCAGAATTTGAGACTTGTCAGAACCTCGACGGTGAATATCAATTCCAGTTTCACCACCAACAGACGCTTGAATTTCAGGCCATTGTGTGTTGATTAGATATGCAATTGTTTCTCTTTCACGGAACTCTTTGTCGTGTTTAACATATTCCCCCCTTTGTTTTGGCTTGGCATTTCGGCCAACGACACTAAAGTTTACCAGTCCCTTCCGTTCCTCAATATGGTTTCCAGTACGCAAATAAAATTTACTAGAAATTAGCCATCCCTGAAGAAATGCTTTTAGGTCAGAAGGCAAAGTAAACTCATTAGAATTTACTCGTTTACCCTTAAAGAATATATCATTACCACTACAGTTATAAACACAGGCAACATTTTCAGTAACCTCTGCTCCAATCTGTTCTACAGTTTTGGGATAATCACTACCAGTCACCAGAAAGCATGGCTCGCGGTTCATAAAATCCAAAAAGAATTCCTTGAACTCTGGATCCATTTTTCCTCTACTGGGTGTGAGAGTTCCATCCACATCAAAAATAAACTTGCGTGCCATATTTTAGCCCTGTCCTCGGTATTTTTTCCACCCACGCTTTGCCGATTTATTCTTTGGTCGTGATCGAACTGATTTACCAATTGATGTTACCTTTTTGATTCGATGCAAAGATGAACCACCTAGATTTACAACTTTAGCCATTCACTATTCTCCCATTTGCCTAAGTTGAGTTAAAACATTCTTTAATCTAAAAACAACCCCTGATTTGATGCTCTTTTCGGACCAGTAATCCATATTTGAAGTGAGATCATCCAGTGTTTCCATGAGCATCATGGATTCATTTCGAAGAGAATCATTATCTCTACGGTATTGATCACGCTCAGATTTTATTGCTTTTAATTCGTATTGTAATTTTTCGACTGTTAAGTCATTAGGTTTTCTTATAGCCAAAACTAAAAAGCCCCTTCACCGTATCCACCAATAGTATTTTCTATTTCTCTAAGAAGATCATTATAGTGTCCGATGTATCTATTATTCCAAATAATGTAAGGACAGTCAAGCAAACCATTTGCGCTTTCGCTTCCAATGTCCTTTCCATAAGTTTCAAAAAGTTCATTTAAATACATTACATATTCAATGTTTTTGTATTCATATTCAAGGTTCCACTTTTTGCACATCTGCTGTGCAGCATTGCAGAACTCACATTGTGTACGCCCATATATTACAATCATGTTTAAGAATCTTTTTGAATTAACCTTTTTTGGAGGTAGTCAAGTTTTTGTTCCTTGGACCAGTCAGCAAGATAATCATTGTCTGTGTCAAAGAGCTTTAATGTCTGATCTTCATCCATGATCTCAGTACTAATAATTTGTTCGCCAAGAAACTTCTGTGAAAACTCATTGACCTCTTCGCAGGTGACGGTATCTTCCAACCATTCAACCATTTTTTGATCATCCAATTTCACATCCGTATTTAAAGATTGAAGCTCTTCTTCAGAAAGAACATATCGCATTCGGAATGTTGATGTTACAGTTGCTACCGCATATTTCATATTTCATACTCTCTTTATTAAATACATACTATTAATATAATACATTTTGGACCAAATGTCAACCATATTTTTCAAAAAAGTCATAATCTGACTGATAAATTTTTGTAATAAAATTAAGCTGTTGTGGGCTCAGATCATTCTTTGTTATCTCTTTCTTTGTTCTATTATATACAGTTGATATACCAAAGAACTTATTCACACTCTTCCGAGGAACGACCTCGAACTCATCAAACGATTGAGTGTCCACAAACATACATTGTGGGTGAAAATGATGGACCTGGTGGAGACTACCAATCTTTTGCAGGTTTTTAAAAAACAGATCAATTTTTTCTTCCTTCGTACACTCATCAAGATTCTTACCAAGTGCTTGAAAAATATTTTGCCCATAATTGTAATATCTCTGACCAGGCACAAGATACACATTAATACAGGAAATAAATCTATCAATAGGATCAGTAAATATTACAATAGGTTTACTCTTAACTGCACTGTATTTTAGCCATTTGCCCTTCACCAACTGAGCATCCTTTTCAATTCTTTTTCGGTTGGGATACGTTTCCTTAATGGTGACCGAACAGCTTCTAGGTATTTCAAACCAAGTCTTTTCACCATCCAGATCAAACAGTAATGGCCATTTAATTGATTCACACCAACTACAAGTACACCTATTGAACATAAACTCTTCTGGTTTATCAAGATCAGTCTCTGGCAAGAGAAACTCTCTAATGAATGAATCCTCTAGGACCATAGGTGGTAGTTTTTCCAGTGCATACTCTCGTAATATGTGATCTGGGTGGCCATCTGGGGCTACCTCACCAGCAACTGGGGGTGTACTTTTCATAAACTGGTCATATTTAGAATAGTCGCCAGCGCCTTGTTTTATCTGCCAGGCGAATTTATCAAACGCATGCGCAAAAGAAGTGGCCTTTGTATTTCGTTGTTCGTTATTACCCATCCAGGCAAAATGCCACCCCATGTCCTGAATAACAGCATTATTATGAGTAGGCCACTGTACTGGTAGTTTTATGTTACCACAGCGAATATTGCTGATTTTATTTTCCATAATTTGCTTTTTTGTAGCAAAGAACATCGCGCGCCACCAAACAACTGGTTTTCCTTCTTCATGGTGGATACGAAGATCTGCTCGGCCTTGTAAATATACCAATGGTATCTTAATGATTACATTAGGGTTGTTTCTGGTGATATTAGCCACCCAAGGAATATTGATTGGATTTATAACCTCATCAGCATCACCATAGATAAACACGGCATCGTCTGGTAAATCTTTCATACCTTCCATAACAGCATCTTTTTGTAGTCGTTCACGGACTCTAGCATTTACCGAATGTTTTCTTTTTCTATTCAACCCAGCGTTTTGATAATCAATATCAAGTATTTCAAACTCATCGGGTTCTGGAATGTCATGCTCGACGTATATAATTTTATCCATTGGAAGATCATTACGTTTGGCAATTTCCAGAAATTTTCTCTCAACGGGCTTGCCACTGTGAGTCTTGTTTGATTCTACAATAATAAATTTGTCAACGTAATCCTTTAAAAGATTTACTCTTAAGCGTAATACTTCCTCACCATATGGTGCGAACCACGGAAAACAATCTACAATCATTATACTCGTTCCAATACCGTTAAACCATTATTGTTCATATAAAACTCTTTAAATCGCCAGTGAGGATTCTTTATAATAAATTGAATGATAGCTGGCAACAAACCTTGGTATGGCTCGGATCCTGGCTCAGGATCTTGCCCACTTTCATTTCGTAGGCCATATGTAAATGTATCATGAAACACCAAATATTTCCGAGCCATATTACCATGAAGTTCTAATTCCTTACAAAGTTGAGCATAACAATGCCAGGTGTCAATGAATAACAGATCAGTTTCCTCAATGTCCAATGTGAGAACATCTCCTGCAATATACTCTACATCTTTATCTGCCTTTACAGCCTCATTAAAAATTTCAACCATACGTTTATCCAATTTTAAATCATATGATCTCAATACAGCATCAGTTTTAAGAAATGCTCTGGTGCTGTTACCTGTCCGCACACCCATTTCTGTTACATGGTCACACTCCAAACCTAGCTCATACAGAACCGGAATGTGCTCATGAATGTCACTCTTCTGATATCTTGCAAAATTATATGCATTATCAATTAATTGATTCCAACTCATATGTCTAACCACCTCGTATTATCTAAAGTCCATCGCACAACTTCTTCAAGTCGCTGTTCAACTGGTTGTGGAAGCCAACCCATAGCCGCCATACGGTCACCGCTAAGAGCATACCGAAGGTCGTGGCCAGGCCGAGAACTATGAAAGTCCATAAACTCATATTTTAATTCCTTTCCTTGGGCCTTTGCAATAAGTTGTGCAAGTTCCAAGTTGTTTAATTCCGTAGCACCGCAGATATTAAATTTAGGACATTTAATTCCTGTATTGTTTGACATATCCAAGGTACCTTCATGCTGTAACAAAAATAGTGTAGCATCTGCTACATCCTCAGCATGGATATAATGACGGGAACCTGGGATTGTTTTTGAAGCATCAGAATGGATCGTAACGGTATTACCATCACGGACATTCCGAATAGTCATAGGAATAAATTTTTCTGGGTGCTGTCGTTGGCCAAATACATTCATTGTGTGCGTAATGTAAATTGGCATATTATATGTGTTTTGATATGCAACAGCTAATTCTTCACCACCGGCCTTTGAAGCAGAATATGGGTTTGTACTATTATAACGATCATACTCGTCATATTTTATACCTTCTGGCGCTGGGCCAAAAACCTCATCTGTGGAGAAGTACAGGAACCGCTCAAGGTTTTCTTGCCTACGAGCATATTCCAATAGGTTGCCAGTACCAACAACATTATCCATTACGAATTCCATAGGCCTATCAATTGATCTATCGACATGAGATCCAGCCGCAAGATGAGCCACAATATCTACAGGTCCAATGTCAGCTTCGAGCATTGGATTGATTTCAGCCTTTAAATCGTGAAAGATTGTTCGTACGCGTTTGCGTTCTGCCGGTGTTCGGTCTTGAAGTAGATCATGTAAGCGATTAAGATTACCGCTATAGTCCAACCGATCTAATGTAACAATTTCCCAATCGGTACGGATAAGTACTTGATTGATCAGATGGTGAGCAATAAAACCACCGCCACCGGTAATAAGAATTCGTTTTGTCATTATATCTCCTCATCAATAACATTGTAAAGTGCTTGGCAGAATTACCACCAAGCGTTGTTATGTTTATTTATTTAAGCCAGCCAAGTCTTTTGCCTGCCTTTTTACGTCTTTTTGATTCCTCTTTTGAACCTGGGTATCTCCATGCCCATGTTACGATTAACACAAATAAGATAAAGAGATAAAATGTTGCCATAAGGTTACCAGTGCCCCAGTACATAAACCCTAGCGATGTAGCCATTACAACCATCATAAGGTATTTAGCTTTTTGTGGGTAGACTTTATACGTCTGCCATTCAGTAATAAATGGCCCAAAGGTCTTATGATTCATGATCCAATCGTGAAACCTCTTGCTCGATTTTGCAAAGCAAAAGGCGGCCCCAAGGATTGGCGTACTCCACGGCAAGCCTGGAAGAATAACACCCAAGTAGGCTACGCCAACCAGTAAAATCCCAAGTGTAAACCAAAAAGCTTTTTTAATTTTATTCATTTTATTTTCCTTCCACAGTCGTTTGCCAAAGAATGCCGATTCAAGTTGATTCATAATCCTAAACTCCACATCCATATTGGTATTACTATAAAATGCAAAAACACACATAAAAATAGCATAAGTTTGACTGTTAACACATTATTGTTTTTATTATTCACTCTAAAACTTTCTTTAGTGAATTTACCAGGTCTAGCATCATAGTGTCATCATGTAATGGTGTCGGCGCAATGCGCAACCTTTCCTGCCCTTCATCTACCGTAGGATAGTTGATTGGTTGAATATATATGCCAAATTGTTGCAATAAGATATCACTTAACTTTTTACACTTTTTGGCATCTCTAATCATTACAGGAACAATATGAGTACAGGCTGATTCGTGTATCTCAATATTATTATCTTTTAACATTGATGTCAGTTTTGCCGCACGTTCCTGGTGCTGTTCTCTTAATTCGTTGTGATCCTTAAGATATCTGATGGACGCGAGAGCGCCGGCGCAAATGACTGGGCTGAGTGAGGTGGTGAAGATAAATCCAGAAGCCACAGAACGAATTGCATCAATAACAATAGAGCTAGAAGAAATATAACCTCCCTGAACTCCAAAGGCTTTTCCCATCGTCCCATTTATAATATCAACCCTATCTGTTAATCCTAGCTTTTCTAAATATCCAGCCCCCAAATGACCATAGAGCCCGACCGCATGAACCTCATCAATATACGTCATTGCATTATACTTATCAGCAAGATCACATATCTCTTTAATCGGTGCCACATCACCATCCATTGAATATACAGATTCAAAAACAATTATTGGTGTCTTGTTTGACAACTGAGCAGTTTGAAGTGCTAACTCAAGCTCTTGCATATTATTATGTTCCCAAACAATTTTGGGTGCTCGACTGTGTTTTATGCCCATAATAAGAGAGGCATGATTTTTATTGTCAGACAGAAAAATAAGATCAGGAATTATTCTTGTAAGTGCAATCAACGACCACTCGTTGGCGACATATGCACTAGTAAATAAAAGGGCAGATTCCTTTTTATGTAGGGATGCTAATTCTCGTTCAAGTGTAACATGATAATGCGAGGTTCCTCCAATATTACGGGTACCACCAGATCCGGAACCTGTCTGATCCAATGCGGTGTGCATTGCATCTATAACGATTTTATTTTGCCCCATACCAAGATAATCATTAGAACACCAATTTACAATTTGCTTTGGTGCATATGGGCCATACCAAATAGAGCGGGGAAAGTCTCCCCGCTCTCTAAGGATATCATTAAAAACCCGATAATTGCCATCAAGTTTTAAAGTTTCAACTATCTTTTCAAAATATGAAGTTTCAATCATAGCAAAAAACCTTGCATTATTTCTTTTCGTTAGCCTCAGCGATTGTCATTTTATCAAATTCTGCACGGTCTACTACACCTTCGGCTAATAGCTTTTCCCTATTTTTCATATGTTGTGCTTGGACCTCTTCCTTTGATCCACCAAAATATGGAACACAATGCCCTTCTGAAATCATGATTTCAGTAACCAAACGTCCATCCGCAGCACGAAAGTCACCAAGAATACGACCAAACTTTCCCTTCATATCCTCACCAGATTTGTCCTCAGTAGTAATAAGTTTAGCACCATTTGCAAGCAACTCACCTAGCCGTTTGCTAGATGCCTTACCAAATAACTTTTCTACTCTATCTGATGTACGTGATTCAGGAGTATCGATGCCCATAATACGGACCCTCTCATCCTTCAAGCAAATACCGAATCCAAGATCAATATCTACATCTACTGTATCACCGTCGACGACCTTAATCACGACAATGTCATATTCGTTTGTGTTCATTTTATTTACATTCCTCTTAGTGGGTGAACTTACAAGCTTATTTATGTTATTTTAGCATACTGATTTATGAGTATAAATGCCATAATTGTTCGTAACCACCAATAGGAGACTCGTCTACCTTAATCTGTGGAAATGTTCTTGCACCTGGAAACGTTTCTAATATTTCCTCGCGGGTAAAGTCTATACCCAGTTGTTTATATGTATATTCCAATTCCTTCTGTTCGCATAATGCCTTTGCTTTTACACAATAAGGACAATTGTCCTTGCCCCAAATTTCTACCGTCATAGTGAGAACCCCTTAAATGTGTCTGTTGATACGTCTTGTTTAGTCCCACCTGATACATAACTTGTAATTTCTGTTTCCTGAGGTGCTACCTGAACATCAGCACCAGAAATCCATTTTTGAGTCCACGGAAGTGGATTTGTTTTGACATCATAAGGAGAGGTCAAATTTACATTCTTCATTCGGCGTGTACAAATAAACTCAATATATTGCCCAAGCAACTCAGTATTCAAACCAATCATTGACCCGTCTTTAAATAGATATTCAGCCCAGGCCTTTTCTTGGTCTACAGCATCTACAAACATTTGAATGCATTCTGCTTCAGTTTCTTTTGCAATTTTTACAAAATCTGGGTCGTCCTTTTGTAGTGTACGAAGCATTAGTTGAGTCGAAGCAAGGTGCAAATTCTCATCACGTGCAATCAACTTGATGATCTTAGCATTACCTTCCATCTTCTTCAGTTCTGCAAATGCCCAAGAACATGCAAACGAAACATAGAAACGAACACCTTCAAGAATGTTAACACTCATCAGTGTAAGCCATAATAGCTTCTTCAACTCATATAGGTCAACAGGTACAATATCACCATTGATTGCATGACGACCAACACCCAGTAGATTGTAATATGAACTCATTCTAATCAGGTCATCATAATACTTGGAGATGTCGCCAGCACAATCAACAATTTCTTCAATGTCCATCATTTCATCAAAGATTTTAGATGGATTAGAATAAATGTTACGAATAATATGTGTGTACGAACGGCTATGAATTGTCTCTGAGAATGTCCATGTTTGGATCCAATTCTCAATCTCTGGCAAACTTACAATAGGAGCAAATGCTTCTACTGGAGCTCGACCTTGCACAGAATCAAGTAAAATTTGACGCTTCAAATTACTCGTAAAGATGTGTTGTTCATGTTCAGTTAGACTTTTAAAGTCCTTTGCATCCTGGTAAATGTCAACCTCTTCTGGTCGCCAGAAAAACCCGAGTTGACTATCAGTCAACTTATCAAATGATTTATATTTTAATGTGTCGTAACGCTGAATTGTTGGACCACCAGTTGGATCCAAAAACATTGTTACCTTTGTGTGATCCGCTTTGTTTGCGGTGTTAAAAACGCTCATTCTTGCCCTCTTTGATATTGTAGCCACATTAAACCAATATAACATAATACCGATGTAATGTCAACTAATTTTTTTATATTGTGCAGGATTCGCAATCCTCATCATCTACATCTGATTGTGCAAGAGGCTCTTGTGCCAACTTGTCAACATCAACCTCACCTTGACCATCGTAGGTATTAAAGTAATATAACTGCTTCCCACCATATTTGTAGAACATCAATAGGTGCTGCAACATTGTACTCATAGGAATCTTTTCATCTTCTGAATATACTGGATTGTAACTAGTATTGATACTGATACCTTGGTCAATGTACTTTTGTAGAACCGCCATAATTTTCAAGTAACCTTCTGGAGACTTTTGGTCCCACAGTAGATCATATTTATTTTTTAGTCGCTTAAATTCAGGAACGACCTGTTTTAATACTCCATGCTTTGATTGTTTAACTGAAATAAGTGACCGAGGTGGCTCAATACCGTTAGTCGCATTTGCAATTTGAGCTGATGTTTCGGATGGCATTAGAGCCATGAGTGTAGAGTTACGAATACCAGTATGCTTGAGCTGTTTACGAAGTCCCTTCCAATCCATACGCTCTTTGTGCTTAACCAACTCATCTAAGTCTTTCTTATATGTCTGGTTAGGAGTAATGCCGTGTCCGTATTTGGTCTCCATCAGCCCAGGAATAGGTCCCTGTTCTACTGCTAGGTCAGCAGAGGCTTTGATAAGATAATAGGACCATGCCTCTGCATATTCATCAATTAATTCCAACCCTTCTGATGTAATATCTTGATATGTGAGGTCGTGTTTTGCCAACCAATATGCAAAGTTAATAATTCCAATTCCAATAGGCCGCCGCTTTTCAGTAGAGAGTTGAGCAGCCAAAATAGGATAATTCTGATAGCTCAATAGAGCATCCAAACCTCTTACTGCCAACTTGCAAATTCGTTCAAAGTCGCTTGGTTGCCTTATGTTACCCCAGTTAATAGCACTCAATGTACAAAGACTGATTTCACCTTCAGGATCATTTACATCGTTCAGCGGTTTGGTTGGCAAATCAATTTCAGCGCAAAGATTTGATTGACGAATCGGTGCGACATCTGGCAAAAATGAACCGTGGTCATTAGCGTTATCAACATTCTGCAAATAGATCCTTCCAGTGTTCTTTCTCTCCTCCATAAACATAGAGAACAGTTCAGATGCCTTCATCGTCTTTTTACGAAGCCGTGTATTACGTTCGGCACGTTCATATAGTTCACGGAACTTATCTTGGTCTGCAAAGAAAGCTTCATACAATCCAGGCACATCTGATGGTGAGAATAGGGTTATATCACCACCGGAGATAAGTCGCTCATACATCAGCTTATTAAATTGTACACCATAATCCATATGACGTACACGATTCTCTTCAGTACCTTTATTATTCTTGAGCACTAGCAATTCTTCTACTTCCAAGTGCCAAATTGGGTAATAAATGGTAGCGGCACCACCTCGTACACCACCCTGCGAGCAAGATTTTGTAGCCGACTGAAACATCTTATAGAATGGTATGATACCAGTATGAAACGCATCACCCTTACGGATAGGAGTACCAATAGCTCGAATGCTTCCGCCACCAATTCCAATACCAGCCTTCTGACTGACGTATTTGACAATAGAGGAAGAAGTAGCATTAATGGAATCAAGACTATCACCAGTTTCAATAAGGACACACGAACTGAATTGTCTCTGAGGAGTACGAACACCGGCCATAACAGGAGTAGGAAGGCTAATGTCGTGTAGAGAAATAGCATCATAATATTCCTTTACCCATTCCATTCGTATGTCTGTGGGATAGTCCTGAAAAAGAGTAGCGGCAATAAGGATATAACACATCTGAGGTGTTTCAAAAATTTCACCCGTCACACGATTTTGGCATAGATATTTGCCACGAAGTTGTTCCATAGCAACATATGTCAGATCTTCATCACGTCCATGTTTAACATAGGAGTCGAGCTTGGCCCATTCATCATCATTATATTTTGTAATTAATTCTGGATCATAAAAACCAATTTCAGTATTACGCTCTACAAGTTCCTTAATTGAGCAAGGCTCATAATGACCATATACTTCTTTACGCAGAGCATAGTTAATCATACGACCACCAACAAATTGATAGTTAGGTGTTTCCTCACTGATAAGATCAGCCGCAGCTTTGATTAATGTTTCCTGGATTTCCTGTGATGTAATCCCATTGTAAAACTGAATCTGACTATTGATCTCAACTTCACTAGGGCTCACACCAGTAATATCCCGACATGCGTGAAAAACAACCTTATGCAACTTTTCAATGTCCAGTGGTTCCTTTGAACCGTCCCTTTTTGTTACTTGTATCATATTTTCTCCTAGTTCAATAGAAAACAGGGGCTTGAACCCCTGCTCTATTTTTGTCTCTTACTATTTTAGATATTCATCCGTGTGCGGAAAGATGCTGGAAATTGCCTTAGCACATTCAACTGCTAAATCCATATGTTCTTTTTGAGTACCATTTGCACTACGTAACTCGATATAATGGATCCAAGAACGAATAGTTCCATTCACATATAATCTTGAACGTGTGTTTCCTTCTGGTAGTACTGCCCTTGCTTGTTCTTTAGCAATACCGTTATCGATGGCCCAGTTGTAAGCAATCTTGGCTTCGTTTATAACACGTTGTTGCATTTGTCCCCAACGATCTTGTAAACCACCGTCGTATTCATCAGACATATCAAGTGCGATACTGTTCTGTCTATTCTTAGGGTCTTGCAGTCTTGCGTCTCTAATTTCAAAATCTAAATCTGTAGTAGGGTCTGCATAACGTTGACTAAACTCTTGAAACGAAAATGATCTATGACGTAAAAGCTGTCTAGCAATATCACGTGTAGTTTCAATTTCCATACATGCTGAAGCCATTTCAAACGGTGACCAATGCTTATGTTTAATTAAATAACTTAATAGCTTTGGGGCTGTCTCCTTATTTATTTGGTTACTTGGATTTGAAACCCTTGCCGCATAGGCAATTAAATCCTGCACATCCTCAATACCGATAAAGTTTTCGGTTGGCTGTGAGTAACTAATTAAATTCACATTCATACTTTTCTCCATTCATGCAATCTCAACTTAGCCTGTAATCCTTTATAGATATTATCCTGAATTACCCTGTTGACATTTTCTGTTCCATTTAAAATCATTTCGTTTACATCTTTACCAATTATATCACTAGGCCATATACAGATTCTGTATCCACCAGATATGACCTTTTCCATTCGTTTTACTATTTCCCGGTTTCGAGGTTCAGCATCAAATACAAATACAGCATTATCAAAATTTTTCAACCCCTTAACTGTACCATCGGCGCCTGCCATAGCAAGAGCATTGGTCACAAAGAAACTATCAATAGCACCTTCCATCACATAATATTGTTTATCAAAGTCCACAGTATCAAGTCCAAATATTTTTGGCCTTTCATCAAACATAATGGTCAGGTATCGCACACCCTTTGGATTAAATCCTCTGGCTGAGACACCAAACATCTTGCCATTCTCATCAAAAAATGGCATAACCAATCTTGGTTCGTCTTTTTCTATATTCTCAAACTTATTAGGTATGATCTCATTGACCCATGTTTTGAATTTGGGAGCATAATATAAACGCCAATGTGAATCAGTAGGAATTGCCCTACTCTCTATATATCTTTTAATAGGGTGGTCAAACCGTAGTTGACTGATCTTTTTTAATTTTTTCAAAGGATTTTTGGTATCAAAGACCGGTGCCGAAAATTTATTTAGTATACTAGATGTTGTATTTGGTTTATCTTTTTTTACATATTTGTCCGCCACCCAATCCTTATAGGCAACGTTGTCAACCGTCTTGAGAAACGTAGAGAACGTTTGACTCTCACCACAATTGTGGCAATAATAAAAGAACTTATTGTCTCTCTCCAACAGCCAACCGCGGGCCTTCGACCTTGATTTCTGAGAATCACCACAGATAGGACATCTGAAGTTAATTTTATAAGGACTAGTGTGTCTAATCTTAAATTGCTCAAGTCTACCGGAAAGTAGTTGGGCGTATTGTAGGTCTACAAAGTCTACCATATTCAAATAATACCTTTTTTCATCGAGGATACTATACATAATAAAACAGGCTGACTAAAAAGTCAACCATTTTTTTTATATTTTTTTACAAATTAGTTGTTGACAGTTGGTTGGGTGTTTGATATAATAGGACTATGTCCTTAAGGTAATATTAAGTAATAGTTATTGTAGGAACAATAAATTTAATTACTATAAACAAAACGGCTGCTCCAAGTCCCATCATATAGTATTTCCAATTCTCAAGTTTACCAATCCTTGAAGAAAGACTATCCATTTTTCTTTCTAAATTGCCATTTAATTTAGATAATTCAGTCATAATTTCTTGATTACGTTTTTCTCTGTTTTGTGCACTCAGATCTGATAATCGTTGGTGGTCTTCTTTTGATGAAAGTCTATATTGTTCCAGCCTATCAGTCATGACGGCGGCACGAGCAATATCTTCCTTCTTGTGATTCTCAATCCTATCTTCCATATCGTCAAGCTTATCAGCAGTATTTTTAAGTATCTCACTTTGAACTGCCACTTTCTGCCCGATATTTGACATAGTTTCGATTGCTGCTTCAAACCTATTAAAAAATTTTTCAATCTGTTTGATGTCTGATTTAATCAGCGCAATGTCCGTTTTTAAGTCTTTATTATCTTCTGCCACCGGGATGATACCTCATACTGGTTAATATTACTATTTATTTGTTGAAGGCTCTGGCCTGGTTGCATTTTCATAATAAATTATAATTTCTTTTTGTTGACCAATATATCGGCGTAACTCAGCAATATTTAATGAAAGATTCTCATAGTCCTTTACACTAAATGCCACAAAGGCTACATTACCATTTTTTTCTTCGAACTCTTTTAAGAATTCCTCGAGGTTATCTTTATTGACTACATATAATTGTGTATCAGTTAGACGTATCGGTTTCGGCCGCGCTACCGTCGGCACTGTCGTTTTCTGGATTTGGGTTACTACCTGTACTTCCGGTTCCGGTTTCCCCAGCAGTAGGGCGCTGCAGCCAGGGAGGAAGAGGAGTATCGCCAGGACCGCCAGTGTCCTTTTCGAGCCTACGCCATAATTTTGCTGTCGCACCATTCATCTTTCCTTCAAGTTGACCTGGCTCTTTCAATGCCAGAGTTGTAAGATTGTGCCGACTCAATTTTGATCTGAGGTCATCACCATAGGCCTCAGCCTGTTGAAGATCAGCATTTAGCTTTTGATTTAAAGTTGCCATTTTGACCGCATCTTCCTGTAGTGCCTTCACACTAGATTCTGCGGTCGCCACAGCAACCTCCATTTTAGCCACATTTGCTCTAGCTGTTTGTAAATCAGATTGAAGCTTTGTAATGTATAAGTAACCACTTCCAGCTGTTGCCAAAATTACAAAAACAAAAGCGATTTTAACACCGCTAAACATTTATACCTCCGAGTTCACCTCATCGCTTGAGGTCTCTACTTCAGCTGAGGCTTCCATTTCTGGCGCCTCAACTTCTGGTTCAATTTCTACCGCACCAGCAGACATTTCATTATATTTAGCAGATAAAGCATCTTTTACTCGATCTGCCATAATTGTACCGAATTGATCTTGAAAATCAACTGGGCTACTGTCAATCGCCGATTTAATCATATTTTCTACTGACATAATATTTTCCTTTTATTTTTGTATGCCGTGTTGGCGGATAGCATGCTTTTCCTGTTCACGGTCATGTTTTTGTGCGACTTTATAGTCACCACGTTCACGAGCTCTTTTAGCCAATTCTCTGGACATATGTACTTTATCAGCTTCATACTCGTCTGATTCCTGTACATCTTGCTCATCATCATCGTCATCATCGTCATCATCGTCGTCATCTGAAACTTTGCCGGTCCCTTTACAGGGTTTGCATTTAACCTTTTCACCATCATTCTCATGATAGCCAGTTCCGTTACAATGATCACATGTATCATTGTCACCTTCAGCCTCATCATCGTTTTCGGCCATTTTTTTCTTTTTATAACCCTCGAGAGCAAGATGTACACGTTGATTCATTTCTAAATCAAGTGCTTCCTTCATCTCTAATGGTTTTTCCTCTATTGCGGATCTAATAATTTTTTCAACCGACATCGATGTCTCCTATTTTTTTATCAAAACTATTTATATCAACTGAACATTTTAGCTTGTGTTGCCGGTCCTACAATACCATCAGCCGTAAGTCCATTAGATGACTGCCATTTTTTAACTGCAGTTAGTGTACCAAAGCCAAAATCACCATCAGCACCTACACCAATAGCCTTTTGCATTTTGGCGACATCATCACCTTTCATACCTTTACGGAGAGTTCTTGCACCTGTAGCCTTTGGTGCTGCGGTAGGAGTAGGAATAGGAACTTCTCCTCCTAGAATTGCCAGTGCTTCCTCCCAACGACGGTTACGATCATCTAATCCAATAGTACCACCATTGATCTTTTTTGTCAACCCTACATTGTCACCTTTATCAGCCCATTTTTCAAGTTTGTTTGTTTTCCAGAACCAGCATGCGGATTCAATAGCACCTTTTGGTGTTGCTACATAATCGGCTGCTTCTTCTGCTGACATTCCGACCGTTTTTCCAAATGCCGTGTAATTGTTACGGCCAGTGAGCTGCTTGATACCGCGTCCGCGGAACCTCCAGCCGTCGCCGTCATTAACATTACCCATTGCTCCTCGCTTAGATCGGAACTCATCTTGGTAAACATAGTTTGCAATTTTTTCAGGATTGCGCGCATACTCAGCAGCATCTCTTTTCCCTTTTCCAAAATAGCGACCAAAGACACCATTGAGTGCTTTTTCACTATAATTAAGATTCTCTTCCAATCTAGTAAAATCTGCGGATTCGTGAGCACATTGTGCCATAAACCCTGCGATTCTATTTGGTGTATTAATATCATAGGCCTCAAAAAGTTCTGTTGCTGCCTCAAACCAAGCATCCGCCTCTTTATTTCTGGGAATCATTGCTTGGAATTGCTCTAATGTGATCATGGTTTATCTCCTTCCAAATAATCTTTAAATTTTAAAATATTTTTCTTTTTATATTTTTTCTGTTGCTTTGGTGTTACCCCAGGTTCACCTTGAGGACCCACACCGAGACCAGCAATATTTCCACCGCCTACATTATTTACTGGTTCTTCTACTTTAATCTTTTTCATTAGAATGTATCCTGTTTGTATTGATTATCAAATTCTACAAAAACATCAAGTGCCCCATTTTTGATATTATCACCATAAGCAAAATACCAAATGTCCATATTGGTAATACCTTGCCCATTTTGGGTTCCAGTAGGCACAGTATATACTCTTGATCTTGTCCAATAATAATTAAGACTCACACCAGTACCTGAAGTTTCTGCATATATGTAAGGTTCATATGAACCAGTAGGCGGGTCTACGCCGGTTTGGCTAGATGGGGTGCCACCGCTTTTCTTATTCCATTGATAATTAGTTGTATTGCTAATTCCATCAGCCATTGCCGACCATTTACCTAATGTATCTTCCCAGTTCACAATATTTGGATAGGTATTATTGCTAAATGTATACCATGGGCCACCTTTTGGAGAACTTCCAGACCAAACTGATCCAAAGCCTATATTATATTTACTGGAACCAGTCCCATCCAAAAGCTGAATCTGTCCTACCTGAAAATCACCACGGTAGCTGGTCCCAGCGTCACCATTTTGGTATCTAAGATATAATCTAAAATCGGTTCCTTCTGGTACTCTTCCAAAATTATAGACACCAGTCGGTCCAGTACCTACGTGATAGCTACCAGAAGGATATGTCCATCCAATTGGGAATCTGGCGCGCCTTGCGGTGGTACTGTTCGATGATCCACCAGTAGCAATTTGTTGGGCTATGGGTTGCTTAAAAACCACTGGTTCGGCGACTATATAAACAGCATATGCTCCTTGATTGTCCTGACCTACACTGATTGGTGAGTAACAAGCCCACTGCCAAGCAAGTTTAGACCATTCACCAGTATCATAAGTAAGCAGTGGAGATTTCATCCAGAAATTATCACTATAGTTAGTTGGAGAGGTTGTTTCAGCATACAAATAATATGAACCAGCATCATTAGCATCAGAGGCCACACCAGTACTGTTTGACGGAGTACCACCAGAATCTCTATTCCATCGTGCTGCAGTAGTGCCGTTGCCGATACTAATCCAATTTGGTTCATTAATTACATCATATATGTCATCATTAAAACCTCTGGCATTATAAGCTTGCCCAATATCCGCGCTGCCATCTAATTGTGTCCAGCCTTCGCTAGAACTGGAGAAGTTCCAAGTTTTTACACGGTTGTTGTTGCTGGCACGTAGGTTAATATCATCTATCTGAAAATCGCCTCTCCAGGCGGTACCACTATCACCATTCTTATAACCAATATAGATTCTATATCCCCATCCTACTTCCTGCCCACCTTTCCACATCATGGTACTGGGGTTCCCAGGTACAAACTCGGACGGGCTATCAATTACAACTGTCTGGTAGCCATTATTTTGCTTATCTGATCTGGTAATTTCATATGCAATAAGACCAAGAACATTACCAGATGTACCATAATAGTCTTTAAATGATCCTTGTCCACTTGCTGGAATACCGGGGTCTGCACCTCGGAATTCACTTACTGATGAGGTAGTTGCAACATCCGTATCCCTAAGTTTAAATTCCTTTCGGACCATATTCATACTCATAGCTGTTCCACCATGAACCGTACTTAGATGATCGTCTACGCCTGGATTGCCAGGGTTGTTAATTTCTTCAAATCCTAAATTATATGTTTGGTTTGCAACCTCAGTATTATAATATCTTCCTCTTCTAAGAACATTATAGCCATGTCTTGCTAAAAATTCACCACTAACAACATTATCGCTAGGTTCAGTCAGTCCGGTTTGTACTCTAAGCAGAGTAATGACATCAGTGAGGTTCACGTTACCATCACCATTAGTGTCGAGTTTTCCTCGGTTGGTTTCAGGAATGTTTTGGTTAGATGAAGGGTTACCAACAATATTTGCAAGGACTTCTTGTACCCATGCTTCGACTGCAAGCGGCCATGAGTTACCCCAATTATTTCTTGGTAATGGCATAACTAGGTATCCTTATTTAAGAGTGGGATCAGGCGCTCGTTGATAAAGTTATCAATTGATTCGTCCATCTGATCCTCGGATACGTCCTCTGTAAGAAGTGATTCGCTTGAGAAATGATTCCATTCTCTAATCAGCCAAAGGGCTGTGGCATAGGAAGCTAACTTGGTAGTACCTCCTGGAATTTTTGCCAATAGTTTTTTAAGTTTTAAAATCATAATATCAAACACGCCGAATTTTCTTCTTTCTTCTGGAGTGCGGTCTCTTTTCTTTCGAAGGATGTTTCCCTTATCATCAATTATCCCAAGCTCATACGCCTCCCATTTATTGAAGGGAGTTACAAGTCTTCTGATAAACTGATAGACTAAAAATAGATCAACTACCATTTAGAGTTCCTTAAGTGTTTCAACAATCGATTCGTCACCAACAATACTGTCCTTGTGGAGAACAGTATCCTCGTACAATACTACCGTTGGCATAAAATTTAAATACGAGACGAATGGCAATAAATACTCATGGTATTCGTGTAGCTTCATGAACAACATATTGGTTGCGGAGGGACCAAATACGTTGTATATAACTATCAAATGATTAATAATCAACCTTTCTTTCAAATCTCCGTCTTGACGATAACGCCCGAAAAGCTTTCTTAAATATTGAAATCTTTTTAGGTCCTCCTCAAACTCTGAAATATCTGAGCATTGAGGATTATCATAATACTTCATAGCGAACATTACGAAAGTTGATTCTGTCAATTTCATTATATATTAACTGTTATTAGCTATTTGCGATGGCGTCGTTATCACCCGCATCAGCTGCAGAAACTTTCATTGCAACTAATGGCTCGATGATCCGACGAGTGTCACCATTGGCATTCACATAGGTTGTATAGATATTCCAACCTGGTGTTTTCAAACCAATGTCTCTGTTTCCTGCAACCTGAGCTTCGTCAAGGTCCAAAAATACACACAAGTCTTTATCATTTGACTTGTTTGTGTTATTTACATCGTCCTCTAGCCATTTTGGGATTGATCCCGTGGCGTCTGTTTTTCCCCATAAAGCCATTTTAGTTCTCCTATATTTTGTAATGACTACTATTATTTATTACTTATGCTTCGCAGCTCTTTTCATAAGATCCATAATAATGGCTTGTTTCATGCCAGTTTTCTTTTCCAAATCTTTTATATTTCTGGCACCAAATGTGGTACCATATCTTGTCAACGCGTCACCAAGTCTGGCATATGCATTTGAAAGAGTATCATTCTTTTCCTTTTGACCCATATCCATCATTTTACGGCCTAGGTCAGCAAGTTTCTTTTCATTCGGTTTTGTTTCAAAGTTACTTCCGATTTCGTTTAGGTCCTCATTATAACTTGCCGCTAATGGTTTCTTAGGCTTAGAGGAAAGAGATTTAATTCTGTCCTGAGCCGCTTTTAATCTATCGGCCGCATCTTTATTTCGTTGCAATTTATCAGCAATTTTATTAGCCTTGTTAGTCTGTGCGTCAGTTTTAGCCGCTTGTGTACCACGGATATTACCTTGTTTATTAATGACTGCGGATTTAGCTGCCTTACCAACACCCTTAGCGACAGCACCTACACCCTTAGCGACACCACCTACAGTCTTTTTGGCGGCAACACCTAGCGCCTTAATAATACCTTCTTCGATTTCAGATAACTCTTCTACTGTGAGTTTAGCCAAATCTGTATTATCAATCGCATCAGCTAGATTTTCCATCATTTGAGTTGATTCATCAAGCTGTTCAGTTTCCTCACGGATGTTATCACCAGGCTTTTTACCGTGGTTCATAACCTTTTTACCAAGTGGTGTCAGGTTACCTTTCTTATCATACATTTGATTGACAAGTTTCTTTTCAGATGGTGATAAAGTTTCATCAAGTTCTACTTCTTCGCCTAATAGCTTTGATGCTTTATTTGCTTTATCTGAATGCTTTTTTGCATCTGGATGGTTATCAGCGTGCATATCTGCCGCTTTAGCATGCAACTTGCCAGCCATATCATGCTGTTTTGCGAGTCTCGGATCTTTCTTTTTAAATTCAGCTTGTTTCATTGCATGAGTAAACATCATTGATTGATGACTAAGTTCCGTTCTACGATCTTCGTCTAATTCTACTTCTTCACGGATGTTAACACCAAACATTTTTCCAACAGTTTTATTACCCATGTGGGTTCCCATAACTGTAATAACCTTTTCACGAGGATCTGTGTCAAGTCCGTCTACAAATTTAACAAGGTTTGTTCCGGCTTTACCGGATGCCAACATCTTTGAGGCTTTCATAAAGTCTGTTTTATCAATCCCACCGTGTTTCTTTGCGTACATTTCAAGTTCTTTTGCGGCTTTCATCATTTGAGGTGTTGCCGCTTCATTAACAGATTCGCCAGTTGCCTTTTGTGCCACATCATTTGCATCATCTACAGAACCTTTGACGGGCAGTAGTTTTGCTTTTTGCTTTTTAGCTGCCTCTTTCATTGCTGGTTTTGTATTAATAGCCTTTTTGATTGCGGCCCGGCGCTTTTTAAGATACTTATCGGATTTATCTACATCACCGTCATTGTCCACATCATCATCTTCTTTGCCAACTGGATCTAATTTAGCTTCCATTACATAAATTGTTTTTGATTTAAGAGCATCCATTGCTTTTTTGGCAGCATCTGCAAGTTTCATAGATGGACCGGATTGGAAAACTTCCTTATCGTTATCGTAGTTTACTTCACCATCTTTTTTGGTGGTAAACATCCATGTTGCGGTGCCTTTAGCTTTTTTACCGTGAGCACGCATATAACGGTCGTGTTTCAGACCTTCCATTAGTTCCGCCTCGAGATGAGACGACATTAACTGTTTAATTCTGTCTGTAAAAGCCATTTTATTAGATCCTTAAAAATTTAATGTGGTTATTTTTGATATTTATATTGCTAAGTTATTTCTTTTATTCTTATTTCAAGATTATCTACACCCTTTAAAAGCCTATGGTAAACACCTGACTCTATTGTAAACTTCATCCCTTTAGTTAATAACCAAGGTAAGCAATCCTCAACTTGAAACTGCCAACCCTCACCAGAAATAACTTCTATTTCTCTACTTTCCTTATCACGGTGCCATACGTACTCTGAGCTCTCGGCTAGTACGTCAAATATTCTGAGCCCCATGTTGGTGTCGTTATACGGGACTACCAAAAGAAATCACCTCCGCCTTTAAGACCTAATTGTTTGGCATATTTTGGTAATCTACATGCCCAATAGCCAGCCTTGGTTTTATCTGTTTTATCAGCACAATTATGTCTGGCTGCAAAATTCTTCCGAGCACCTGGGTCATTAATCTTTGCAGACAATCCCGTGTCGTCTCCGAATTGGATCTTTTTTATATTCTTTGTATTAGGATCCCGGACATATACAATGTACTTTTTCTTGCCGCCACGTTTTGGTGAATTAAGTTCTGGTTCCTGTTCCTCATCAATTTCAATCATCGGCTGATCAAGTGGTACTGTGGTTCCTTCATATAGACCAAAGTTAGATTCATGTAAATGTTGTTTAAACTTTTTCATCCTACCTTTTTTCCCTTTTGGTCATACTTGCCTAGTTCCATTACCTTCTCTTTAGCATACCATTTTGGACTATATGTTTCATGCCATTCCCAATCCCGAGTTTTGGAATCCCATTCCATGACCTTATATTCGCCACGTTGATGTCGCTCATTTTGATCAAGTTGTTTTTCTATTTTAAACCTTCTACCTGTAGGAAAGGTAATTTCCTGCTCACCATCCGGCCCTGCCTTTTTCCATTTGGGTGTCTTTGCTTCAAGAATATATGTTTTAAAACTATTCATGTTTGCCGTGTATTTTACCTAAATGTTCTGAATGATGGTCCAGATCTATATGTGATGCTTTATGGTTCTTTAATTCCATCGTAACAGTATGGCTATAACTTACCTTGTTGGTCTTTTTATTTGTTCCATGGTATTTAACACGTACACGGAAACGAGTATCTCCGTTTAATTCATGAGTACCAAGTTTACCATGATCCTTTGACATATGGTGGAGACCGGATTTGCCAATCTGAATATAATGTGTGTTTCTATCTTTTGCATAATGATCACGGATGGGCTGAGTGCCCTTATGTGGGATATAATGGTTACCGTGTACTTCTTTATCCTTGTGATAATCACCGGATGGCTTTCCCATATGTTTATTCATATGAGGTACTACATGTTTTTCAATATGTTTTGCAGTTTCAGGATAATCCTTTTTGGATTTATCCTTTACCTTCCATGTTTTGCCATCGTGGTGCATACCAATTTGTCCATACATAGCATTTTTATTCTGTTTAATTTCAAGATTGTGATGTTTACCATCCTTGGACCGAATTGTTCCATCAGGTGCATCCTTTGATGCTCCAGCACTCTTTTGGTCCTTTTTCTGCATTCCATGCTTTTTCAGATTACTATTAACCTGATCTTCATAATGGTAACCACCTTTAGCATTACCTTCTGAAATATAATGCTTAAATCTTTTCATTTTTCTTCTCTATTCTTTTTTTGTTTAGACAATATTTTCTTTTTGGTTGGCTCATGTAACATCATTGCTGGTTGAAAGCCGTTAGTTTCATTCATCAACTTCTTTATTGCTGCCAGAGCTTTTTTACCGTCAGGATGGTTTGGATTAATGCCTACAGGCTCTCCATTCACAAGCTCAGACACATTAACAGATTTTCTTAAAGCTGCAATTGCTTTATGTAGAGGATCTTTTGGATCAAACTTAGTTTCGAAGTTAGGTTTTCCACGCACTTCAACCCAAGACTTCTCTTTACTATCTTTTATTTTTAAGACGTCTTCGCCTTTACCTCTAATGAGTTTAAGCTTGAGGCCTTCAGATACATATTTTTTAAACTTAAACATACTCTTTAATCTTTTTCTCAATTGCCGAGATGATTTTATTATGTGTTTTGCTCAAGAACCTATCACTACGGAGACGTTTAATGGCAAGTGCAGTCTGTGCAGCATATTTCTTTTGGAAATCTGCAGGCCGAGTATCAATGTCTTGTACATTTGCTAATCTATCCGCAAGTTTAATAACTAATGACCAACTTGACATTTTAGCCATCTTACCAGCGATGTATTCACCTTTACCAATAGCATCAGAGGCAGCTTTATCAGTTGTTAATTCCTGAACCATATCAGCTACAAGAGCACCAAACTGTTTAACCAAATCATCATATGTTGTATCAGTATCTTCAATAGTATCGTGTAGATAGGCTGCCTGTACTAACGCCGAAAGATTATTTGACTTTTTAAATTGCTTTACAAATCGAGCAACCTCTTTTGGGTGCTCAATATACTTGCCACCACTTTTACGTGTTTGTCCTGCATGAGCTTTGGTCGCAACCCTAAGTGCTTTTAATGCGCTTTCATTTAAATCAGAGGATTCGCCTGGGGTGTCTTTTTTATATTTCTTTGTGAGTTTCTTTGCTCCCCACTCACCAGCACCACCGGCTTCAGAAATAAACGATTTAAAGTTTTGCATTTTTAGCCCCCCACCTTGGCTGCTAAATCCTTATCTGCCTTGCCCCAAGTCCCTTTTGATTTGGTCACAAAGCTATTAACTCTTGCAAAGCCCCATTGCTGAGGAGTAGTGCCAGGGCGATGACCAGATTTCCATGCAGCAACACCACGGTTGTAAACCTGCCTAAGTACTCCAAGAGGCATACCGCTTTTCTCGGCCTTTTTCTTTAAGCCTTCTGTTGCATCTTCTCCAAACATAGCCTTATAGCGTTTTGTGTGCTTTGAAGGTTTTGTTGTAGCAGTGGCGTCACCTGGTGCAGGTTTATAATTTGCTTGACTGTCCGCCTCGCCATCTTCACCTTTTTTGGCATACTTTTTAAAGTGTTGATCACGAGCGACCTTGGTGGAAACAGACTTAATTCCTTTATGATATTCGGAAGGTTGTGATCCTTTTCGGTCTCCGATATCCGGATCTTCTGCATTTTTCTTTTCTGCAAGATGATCTTTAAAGCTATTCATTACTTTGCCTTTCCCATTCTTTTTTGGATATCCTTAAACGAAAGTTTTGGTTCAGTTGCTTCCTTGAATTCATTAGATTCTACAAACTCATTTACTGAATTCTCAAGATCATTTACCAAATCCATTTCTTCATTAAGTGTAAATTCTTCTTCAAGTTCATTTTGCTTTTTAAACATTTTAAAGCGCTTGTCAAATTTAACCTTATTGTTCTTATCCAATAGCATGTGAGGTCGTTTTGAAACATATGTTCCCCACATTTCGTCCAACGATTCCGTTTTGGTTTCTTCGTTCTGTCTTCTTAGTACAGCAGAAACTTGTGGATGATCAGATAGTCCCTTTTTGATCTTTTCGATGGACTTGACTGCACCAGTCATGTCACCACCTTTATATCTTTTATCAGATGCAATGCCTATAGCCATTTTTACATGTTTAGGATCATGAGCTGCTTCATCAAGATCTACATCTTCATTATATTCTTTAAGGCCGGTTTTAGGGTTATAGCCCATTTGTTTCATCATGAACCCGAACATATCTTTCATATCTTTGCCTTTGGGCTGATGCTTCAAACCTTTGAAGAATTTTTCTATTCTAGCCATAGCCTTTGGATCGTCTGAAATATGAGTTCCCTTTTGAACCGATTCCTTTTTAACATCATCCTCGGCATCCAATTTAGCAGCAATAGCCATTTGTCTACGCTTTTCTTTTGATTTGTCTTTAAACTGTGGTGCATCAGAATCCTGGAAATCCTTAATCCAAGTGCCCATATCATCGGAGGCTTTTAGCTTTTCCTCAAGATCTGTGGCTTCACCCATAGCTTTGGATCTTTTTGGATTGGTATCAGAGTCCTTGGCCCACTTAGACTTTCTCATATCAGAGAATTTAATGCCTATTGTACCAGGCTCTTTCTTCATAGGTTTACCCTTAAATTCACGGTCCCTTACGATATTGACACCATCACCATCTTTGGCTTCTGTACGAACCGCCTTACCTACTGTTTTTTCAAATTCAGTTGCCGCGGCATGAACTTTTGCTGGATCATTACTTGGATGTGCCATCATATAATGACCTGTCATGTCATTATGATAATGTTTTGCCTTAGATGGTTTTACACCATGCTTTTTCATTATATCGGAAAGGTGTTTCTTGGTTTCCTGGTGAGGTTTGTTCTCACGTTGGTCCCAAACCGGGCTTCCCTTTTTAATAGCTTTATTAATTCTACCTGGTACCTTTACCTTGATATCATGGGTATTCTTTCCAAAACGACCTGACGGTGTTCTTTCTTCCATAAACATTTCAAATTGTTCATCAATATTTAAGGACTCATTCTTTTTTCTTTGTTGCATACGGTCCGTTTCCTTACGTTTAATTGAAGGGAGAATCCGTCGAGCCAATCTTTCAAGACGCGCCGATGGCATTTTCTCAAGTCTCTTTTCAATAGCAATTTTTGCAGTAGGATCAAGATCAGCAAATCTTTTGGACTTTGCCAATTTATCCTTGATCATAGTACGTGCAGTTTTCCGAGCTCTTTTCTTTAGAGTGTCTAATGTGGCACGTCTACGCATTGCCTTTTTGCGTGCAAGAGCAATTTTACCTTTATATCTTCTAAGGAGTCGAGCTCTTTTCCGTCGTGCGGCTCTCGATAGAACTGCTTCTTCTAAAGTTTCTTCATCTAATGCCATACCTTGCCTCGTTGTATCAAAAATCTTTTTTGCGGTTGATTGTAATTTTTTAGGAAGACCTTGTTTAAAACTTTTAAAGTCATCATCGGCAGCAGCCGATCTCATCTTGGATGCACTCATGCCGGAAACACCTTCCGAGTCTGGGTCTCTTTCACCAGCTGAAACTACATTAATAGTATTAAATTTATAATCTTTTCCATTGTATTTATTTAATAAGGTTTCAAATTCCTTTACTCTGTCAGAACCAACTACCACAGTCATATTCTTATACATATTCTGTAGTTGTTTTGCCACCTCAATAATTGTCCTTGCAGGTGATTTCTTAATTACTTTGCCAAAGGCCTTTTGAGCAAAAAATAGTTTTTCCTCATATGTTAAAGGGTTCTTTTTAGGATCAGTTGTGTGAGAAAGAAAAATAGCAGGATCCGCCTTTTGGCTTTGAGCAACATTTAAAACCTTACCAACAAGCTTTTCATGTCCTACTGTAATAGGATTCATTCTGCCGAAACTAATAACGACCGTGTCTTTTTTAACGGCTTCTGTTAATTTTGGTTCAGTTTCAATGAATTGGGCCGGGTCAAATTCTTTAAAGTTTTTGACTGGGGGCTTTTTCTTCTTTTTATCGGCCATTATATGTCTCGATTCCTATGCTACTTTATAGATATATTTATAACTTACTTAATCGGTGGGGAACTTTCTATCATATCCAAAGGTTTCAAAGTCTTCCTTGAAGTATTCGTATATAAAGTCCTTTGTATAATCCGATTTAAACTCATTTTTCCAATTATTATTACCTGAAAAGGAAACAGACGATTTATTTTCAGTTGTTAATGGTGCGTCTGTTTCCCATAGTTCTCTCAATGGTTTTAGATCATCTGCTAATGTTTCCTGGTGTAATAGATATGTTGGCATCCTACCAGATGGGTGTAAATATGATTTCATTGTTCCAAAAGATCCAGCCGTTCTGTTTTTTGTAAATGCTGGAAAATCTCTTAGGTCCTCCTTTCGTACCCAATCTTCAAATGATGGGCTAAACCTAGGTGATTCTGGTGGATGGTTCTTGTCCTTTTGTGCTGGTCTATTAATACTATATGTATACACATCTCTACTGTGGTGGTACCAACTTACAATTCTTGCATATGGATTTCTGATAATCATAATATAGTCGTTATCAGTATACTCAGGGTGAACATTTATTAGTTCAGAATATGAATAATGTTGATTGACAATTCGTTCCTTAACCACCCTGGCACCATATGTAATCCACTGCTCAAATGCCTTACCACCCGTCTTTGGTACGTGTAATGATATAACATCATTCTTTAACAGAAACGACATGGTTTAATTTACCAGATTTCTTTCAAATGATGCTACAAAGGCATAATTATTTTCTGCTGGTTCCTCCCAAATTGTAGAGTCTCGCAGCCAACCAATTGCAGCTGTTGGGTCCATAATAGCCAAAGGAATCTTTGTATAATTTGCACGTTGGATGAGAAAGTATAGATTGTCAACCGCTGACCTTACACCATTTTCCTCAATTTCCTTGAGCATCGACCTAGCGGTAGCCGCCGAGATGGCATAAGCATGAGCACCTTCGTGGCCAGATATTTGTCTAAGTCCTCTAGGACCACCTGCGGCTTCATGGTCATATCTAGTTGGATCCTTTAACTTGTATCCTAGACATACAATTCTATTATCACCAATTTTAACATTCCGAGGATCGTGTAGCATTACAGCATCATGCTCAAGAATAATTGCAGTTTCATTATTGTCTGCAATCTTTTTCCAAATAGCTGCATGACCAGCCGTACAAAGTTGTGCAGCTGGAACCCAGTTATTACGCTTGATATGTCTACTCAAGCCTATGGTATTCCAGGCGTCATTTGGATCCATGTTATAGAAGCCCTCGTGATATTCGTAAGGTAGTCCTATTGTATCACAAGAATCAGCGGTAATTTGAGCATACTCTCGTGATAGATCGGTGTCAATTCTTAAAATATAAGCTTTTTGTATTTCGTTCATGCTAGTTCCAATCCCGTTCCTAATTCCATAAGTTTGTCAAAATCCTTTTCATAATATTTTTTAACAGCATCAAGTGTTTTTTGGTCATAATACTGTTCAAAGATTTCTTGTTGTTTCGGTGTATATCCGTTTTTATATTGTTTTAATTCTAACTTTCCTGTCATGCCCTTGGAGGAGCAAAACTCTTGCAAGTGTTCATTAAGTCTATTATATATCCACCATGTCCCTTTGTCAACACCTTTTAATTTAGGATAATCTGTTTGGAGAATCCTATTTGAAGTATCCGTTTCATGATAACCATCTCTAAAAATATGTCTAAATTCCTCAGGCGATTTTCTTTGTCCTCGCTTTAAAAAGAAATAAAGTGATAATTGGCGCCTATGTGGGTTTCTAAGTACACTTATGATTTCCTTATCAGCCAACGTAGTCGGGGTCACGACATTATTATCCACTAGTTCCTGAAGCATTAGGTGGATAAACCTGTACTGATGTCTATATTTTCTAATCAACTCTGGGTTTACATTATTGTCTCTAATACCACAATCGTTTACCTCTGTCCATATATCATTCTGATCACAAAAGTTTCTCACGAAAAAATCTGCAAGACTAGAGCTTGCATTCTTCGGAATTCTCAGAAATATAAAATTATGTTTATCACATATTACCATAATATTACCTCATTTTTGTCATTGATGGCAATTCAATTGCATTCTTAATACACATCAGACTATCAAACTTTATACTATTAAAAAGATAGTTCTGTAACCTATCAATCTGTTCTACATTTTTATTTATCATATCATTAAATGAAAGCTTAAAAATATTAGTTTCTTGCTCCCATCTCTTTATATCACCTAAATTTAACGCTGGCATAGGTCTATCAGTTTTTTCATTCCATCTTTGATATGATTCTACAATTTCCTTTTCGTCTCTCACCAAAAGTATTTTCTTTGTGTTCTTCAGCAATTGAGCTCTTTTCTTATTATATGGTACGTGGGTGACCGCAAACTCATTATCACCAAATAACTCTATTGACTTTTCAAAGTTCAACTGGTGTGTGTATTTTTGGGGATTTTTTCTGGTATCGTTTATATCAGATGTATATTGCTGGTAGGTACCTGTGTTTAAATGTAGTAAGGTTTGTCTGATTCCAAACTCTAAAAGTAAATTACTACATAGATATGTGCCTGATTTAGGCATACTAATAATTAAAGTTTTCATGGTGTTCTATTTGTGCATGTTTAGAGTTTACATAAAGTTTTGCCCCGACAGGAGCATGAATGATTGTAGGTGTGTCAATTATCTCATTCCAGTATTGAATCCATTCGTTATTAATGTCAACCTCAATCGCCTGTTGAACCCACAGATCCTTATTAAATACTCGATCTGTCGACGAACTCCAATTGTCTGAAAAGAGCAAATCAAAACCATACATTTCAAAATGAGTATAACCCATTTTTCTTAGGTAGTTATATGCATTATGGCCTGTATTCCATGCAAGATTAAGCCCACCTTTTTTTGTCATGAAAGGCTTTTTTAATACATGTACCTTTGGATTGCCTTCAAGTTTATTAATAACTTTTTTATCGCTTACAAAAATAATATCTACATTGTGTTCAGTAAGGTTAAACCCAGCTGTCATTCCGCCATCTAAATGATTTAATTGTGAATAAAATTTACTTGACGGACCATTACCAATGAGTATAACCTTTCTAATCATTCCAGTAACGTGCTCCCTATCTTTGAGCGATTACGGCCAGTACATTTTACCAATGTAGGAATATCCCCACGCATTTCATCAATAATGGTAACCCATTCAGAATGTGGTTTTAATGTGCAATGAGCGTTTTCCCCGTTCGGTAATACTGCCTTTGCCAGATCTGTGGCAATACTAAAGTATACAAACTTACCAGCATAACTAAAAATGTCTGCAATCACATCATATACATAATCCTCAGGAATATGCTCTAAAACATCAGTATTAATGACTGCATCAAATGTCCCAGTAGGCTTTATTTCAAATTCTTGTACACCTGGATCATATTTCGTAAGTTTTTTAATATCCCAATACTGATCTAATTTGTGCTGAGAATATTGTAGTCCATGTCCACATCCATAATCTAATAATGATTTACAGTCGAACTTTTTTAGCATCTTTTTAATGTCATCTTTTGCTCTCATCACGGGATCATTATTTTCGTAACCGCCGTTATTGTAAAATTCTTTATACTGGTCAATATAAGTATCTTGCTCTTGCATAAAATCCCCACAAGTTGTAAATTTTAAATCACCCATCATTTAAGTATTCTCTCATCCTGAAACTCTGGTTCCATTAATGCTTTGTCCTCTCGATGGTAGTGTATTAGGCTCACGCCATCGTACCATCTTTCGGGCTTTTGATATCTACCCATATGATAATTATATTGCTTTGGCAATTCGTTATAGCGTTTATGATTTGCTATCCAGGTATTTAATAAACCTTGATCAAAACCGCCAAGACTATTCTCGACAGAGGTTCTGTTTAAGTCTCTTTGTTTTAATGTGGATGCAAAATGTATGAAATTTTCATATTCGGATCTTGGAAAGATCACTACACCACTATTAAAGAAGCCGTTAATTTCATTAAAGAATTTAAATGCTCGCTTGGAATCAAATCGATGTTTTGAAGCATCCATTTTATGTAATGTAAGACCTTGTTTGCCAGCATAGTCGAATACATTTCCACTATTTACGGTAGCCATAATATCACTATCAATAAAACAAATATTATCATAATCCCAACACCAGCCCTCTAGAAATGGTAGAAAAATACCATAGAATAAAGGGATGTCGTCAGGTAATTTGTGGTCCATAAATTTATATAAAACACCATGCTTTTTGGCATATGCTGATATGGATTGTTTAGAGTACTCGTGATAATTACCGGCATTTATATATACACCGGGCCTATCTTTTTTCACTCGATCTTTATCTGGACTACTGTAATACTGATAAATTAAATTTTTCATAATATAACCTATAATAAATTATCGTGTAACCTCTTCCCAATCCAGCGAGGCAAAAATATCTTCATCATCAGTTGCCGGAGCAACCAAAAACGAGAGTGGTTCCATAACATCAGCAAATGAATTTCTCTCTAACTGAAACTTGAATAGTGCCTCTTTTAGAATATCCATTGTGGGCGAACCTTGATTAGAGGAATTCAAATACCCCTGTGCAAGAACTCTACCACCGCCATCATGCGCAGTTCCAGATAAGGTGTATTCGACTGAAGAATCGGAACCAGCACTTGTCCAAGAAGCTGTTGTCACTGTTCCGCCTGCAACAATTTTCCATGAGAAGTTTACACCATTACCAACCCCCAATAGAGACAATGCAGTCAAAATAACAATTGCATCTTGTCTTGCAGATTTCAGTCTAATTGAAACTACAGGATAATATGTTCCGGCATCGGCCAATTGATATGCACTGGTAATTGGAGTTCCAATGGCGTGTTGTCTACCTCTTAGTTCATATCCACCTTCACTAATAACAGTGCTACAAATTTGTTTTGCCTGACTTGCACCAGAAGTTGCACCAGTATTTGTAAGTTCTTGTCTTAATGGTAGAGATGCAGTTGTCATGTATGTGGAATCAATTAAATTTGCATGATGGAATACATGACATGGAATAAACTGTCCATTGACCACAAAACCAAAACGCACACTACCAACACCAAGCCACTCAACGTCCAACCACATAAGTTGAACCTTAGTCAAATCTAAAGTCACTCCACTTGGGCCTGTACCATCTAACGAGTCAACGTTCCAGTTTGCCTTTGCAATTTTTGTGTCAACTACACTACCAGTTACTTTACTTCGCAATACCACTAATATATTACTGTCGTCTTGTTCTAAGAAGATACCATTTTCAGAACCAAAATAACCAACTCGCTGTCTTAGATTAGTTTTTGCTGCAGCAAGCATAAAACTTGAAAGAATCAATAGACTTTTGCCGGGCTGATATGCAAATGTCTTATTGGTTTCTCTGAGAATTTCATCACCGGAACTTGAACCAACATCTAAGTCAATAAGTCCTGCATCACCGTTAAATGTTGATGATGCCGTTCCTGTTATGCTCTCTGAAAAAAGTCCATTGTCGGCGTATCTATGACTACTATCAAACAAAGTAAGTGGTTCTGAGACTCTCATTCTGCCAAAAGAATCAGAAGATGTGTTTAGATTGCCTGTATTAACATATGTTGAGGGCCCGGCTTGGCCAGCAACCATAACAACTTCATATAGTGTTTTATTATTATTGAGAAATTCACCTGTATCTTTGTTAAATTGTGCCATTGCTCTTACCTATCTCTTAAATTTTGCCGTCATAATAGTTTTTATTGAGTTCTCCGCGAACGATTGTCTCACCTACTTTTCTTGTCTTGATATAGGTGAATTGAGCAGAACCGCCCGGAGGTGTAAATGATCTAATTCCTCCAGTAACAGTACCATTTGCATCATCATATGTATCAGCATCAGCTGTGCTGGCCGCATTATCATATTCCCAAATTCCATTAGATCCTGGTACTGCTACCCAAGCCATTACTTTTTCTCCCAGCCTTTAATATATTCTGTACTAAAGTTCGCCTTACTAAATTGTAGTCTATCTACAAGTTTAAGTGAATTTTTACCCATATGATCAATGGCGACAAAGCCTTCCTGTCCAGTAACCTCAAAACCTTTATTGGTTTTAAGAAATGTTTGTAGACCATCGACATGGTTTAATTTTGAAATAACCATAAGTTTAGCATCAACTAATAGGTTATACATTTCAAATAAGCGTTCTATTTCTTTTTTATTATTGTTTGCAAAATAGGCTAGAGCCGAGTCACGCTTTGCGGTCTGTGTGTCTTTACCGCGCTGGGTTTTCTTTTTATCTGCCTCTTTGCCGTAATAGTCATTGATGTATTTTGTGAGACCAGCCACAAACTGTTTAGGGTTTCCAATACGTTCTCCAGCTCGGACCTTTTGATTTACATATACATTTACGCGTGTATTAAGTTCCTCATTATTTGCCTTTGAAAGACCGTTTAGGGTTTCCTTTTTAATTGTTCTGAACAGTGTGCCTACCTTGGTTAGAATAGAATTTAATGCTTTTGTCTCTGCAGCTGTAAATGTGGCATTGCCCGACTTATCTTCAAATACTGCATCTACCGCCCAGACCGATTTGACTTTTTTGAGAGAAGGTACAATCTCCTTTCCAAAACTTGCTGACATTGTTTCAAATGAATCTCCTCGGTATGTTGTATGGAAGACCACGCCGATCGAGGATCCTGAAATTGTTTTTGCAAGTTTGCTTTTTGTTGGTACCGCGTAAACAATCGTATTAGGATGGAAAGTAATATACGATTCTCCATCAATAGCCGTCGTTTGTAAATCATCATTCGTATATAGGAAATCACCCTGTACCACTCCTTCAATGCCGAGCTTACTAAACTCTTTTAAAGCAACCTTAAACTTTGACGCAAGGTCACCTGATATATCATTGTCAATTTCAGCTTCTGTTTTATATATTTTGGGATTCTTATTAAAAACACCTTTTTTGGCAATAAAGAATTTGCCATCGGATGGATCTTTCCCAGCAAAAATTGCCGGTGCCCCATCCCATTTTACAGAGACATTTACTGGTGCCTTGGTGTTGCCACCTAACATGTCTCTCAATGCACGAAGATAGTTAATAACATTCCGAGTACCAACCACACCCCCATCAAGGACCGCATCCTCAAGGTGCGTCATATGCAAATTCTTATCCTCTGTAAGGACCTCCTCTGCAATATAGTTTTTAAATCTTTTCATTATAGACCTACCTCTGCTGGAATTCCTGATGCAGTACTTACCTCAACCCCTAAGAACTTCATAAGGGCTGCCATCATGTTTTTACCTTTTTTGGCAATGGCTGCAAATACCTTTTTTAATTTTAAAATGATCTTTTTAACTGCTGCATCCAATGCTTTTTTAGCTGCGGCACCTGCACGTTTGGCAAATGTGCCAGCACGTCTAAGCATACCCATAGGACCTTCGTTTAGAATATCCTCTGTAAGATAGAAACCTTGAATGTTTGAAAGTTCTTCGGTGACTAGTTTTTGGAATGTATAGCCTTCGGATAAACCCATCCGCATTGCCGAATAAGCAGCAGAACCCGCTGAACCTTTTTTAAATGCAACATATGGCCGTACCTTTTGTGCATACTCTATAATAATAGGATCATCAATAGATGAAATGGGTTGTACAACCACCTCAAATGTTCTAATATCAAATTTTCCTAAAACATTTGCGGCTGCCTTTGAATTGGCACCACCAAATTTATTATTACCAGTGGCTGCCTCTAGTACAATATGTCGAGCGAATAAGTTATTGCTTTCGGATGCCCCTCTAATGGCCTCCTTGAGCATTGCAGACAATTCCTTATGATCATTATCCTTTTTCTGATAATCAATCACACCAGCGTCCTTATCACCCATCATTGAGCGTTTCTGTAGGGTTGTGACCGCCTCAGTTGTAACAAGTCTGGTCATTTTATCTTCAATAGCCTTAGTTAACTTTTTGGCAAATGGTGCGTTACCACCCATTTCGTATAGGGCAGCATTGACGATTGCAAGTGCTTCTTTTTTCTCTGCTGAAATGAGCTGAGATCCACCACCTTTTTTAAGTGAAATCTTTTCCACAAAATTAGATGATGCGATATCAGTTTTTGGTGTCTTGTTTGTCGCACCAGCTGCTTTCCAAAACTTTCCAAGTTTGACATTACCCAAACCACGCCCTGTTTGTACTAACTGCTTTGCCTTAAGATTGGTATCAAAGTTTTTAGCAATTTCATCCGAAATATTACCATAACGCTCCCAATATTTGAGAGCAACTTCCTTTGTTTCCTCATCTGTAGCAGTACCTTTAAGATTATTATAGGCAAATACAATAAGGTTTTCCCATTCGGCGCCACTGGGTGTCCCACCAGATTCCTTAACATGGGTAAAAGAAGATGCCTTAAAACTTAGACCACCTTTAAAGTGCCATACCTTTCCGTCAGGTCCTTGTAGGTATTTTTCATTCTCAGCATCTTGGCTTCCAATGAGTACAGCACCTTCTGAACCAGTAACTACAGTAAATATATTATTGCGCTTATAACCGGCGGTTTCAAATTCCTTTACACCTTTACCGTTCCAGGCAAATTTATGCCCTTCTACATAATCAGGTTTTAATATAGAAGCTTCATTTAAATAGTTTCTAAAATTACGAGGCATTTTTTCATTCTCTTTTTGTTCTTACCAAAGGAGAAAAGTTAGCAATAAAATTGGGGGTATGTCCTTGAAACCCAGTGCCCCAGTTTAAATTATCACAGACTGACTCTATGGTACTTTTTTTGGTGTTTGACATATTTATAAAAGTACCAGATGTGTTCTCCAAAATTCCGTATACCCCGGTCCGTGATAATGCTATTTCGTATTTCATTTATTTGAATCCTTCCATGTCCTCGAATACATTTTTACGACTTTTGCCTCTACTGTTCATGGTAACAACCTGACCAAATGAGGTCTTATCAAACGAAGGGGTATCATTGTTTGATGCCGATTGATTATTACCATCAGTATTTTGTACGTTTTGTTGGGCTGATTCCTCAAGATCATAGATTTTCATTTTGGCACGTTCAATGCCTACAAGGAATCTACGATAATATCCTAAATCGCCCCAACGATTTTTAAGTTGTTTGAACATCAACTGGCCTAGACTGTCTAGGTCTTCCGACGTTATAAGTCCAAGGATACAATCAGCAGTGTGAGTAATACCCATAGACTCAGAGGTGTTGGTGAGATCAACATCAGAGTTGCCGTAACCGTCCCTATTAAACTGAGAACTAGTAACAACGGCACAATTAAATTCCATAGCCAGACCACGAATTTCCTCCGCAATAGATTTGACAAGTGTGTAAGAGTTTGCTGCGGCCGCACCTTTGACCCGTGCAGACGCGCAGATGTTAATATAGTCAACAAAGACCACATCCGGCTTAAAGCCTTTTTTCATTTCCAATTCGTTTAATAGATGTCGGAAATGTCCTACGTGAGCAGAACCAGTTGGATATTCCTTGACAATGAGTTTACCAGGAGTCTTGGATCTGTATCTGTTCATTCGTTTTTCAAAAACATCACGTGGTGTAATTGAAACCTCATCCAGAGTAACATCCATAATGTTGGCATCAATTCGACGACCAACCTCTTCCTCAGCAAGCTCCATGGTTATATATAAGACATTCTTACCGTACATCAAATAATTTGCAGCCATGTGACATTTTACCAAAGATTTACCACCACCGGTTGTTGCCAACAGAACTGTCATTGATTTACGAGGTAAGCCACCCTTGGTAACCTTGTTTAAAAGATCAATATCAAATGGCAGCCGCTCTTCTTTTTTGTGATAATATTCGTATCGTCCTTCATAATCCTCAAGAAAATCATGACCCACACTTTGGTCAAATGTAATACCTAGAGAATCCGATAAGATTTTAGGAATGGATCCCTTATCGTTTTGCTTATCCTCACCATCCAGAATAAGAATAGCCTTGCGGATTGAATTATAGAGATCTTTATCTTGACAGAATTTTTCTGTTTCATCAATAAGGAACTCAGTATTTGTTTCCTCATCAACACGAAAGTCATCAACCGCAGACATTACATTTTTATATGAGTCTTCGTTGAGATCCTTACGTTTGTCAAGTGATAATTTAAGAGCCTCAATCGAAGGAGCCTCCTTGTAATTTTCTACATATTCACTAAAGGTAGAAAAAATACGCTCATGGTTCGAGTCGTCAAAATACTCGCCCTTTACATAAGGATAAACCTTTCGGTAATATTCCTCGTTGAAGATTAAATTTGATAAAATAGACTTTTCTAGCATGTTGTCCCTATATTATAAAAAGATAGGTGGTGACAAAAGCCACCACCGGTTTGTTTTATAGTACCTATAATATCATTAATTATAGGAAAAGTCAACAGGTTTATTCAACAACCTCAACAATATCATCTTCACCCATGATACTGCCCGAGGCACCTATTGTAAATAATTTTCTAATATATTCTTTAAAATCAGTTTTTGCAAACATCATCTGCCAGAACTCTTCATTATTATTTACATCTTTTGCTCTCATTAGTTTGTCTGATATAATTTCACCAGTGGAGGGATCCACCGCTTCATACCAACCAACTTTTGGTTTACGAAGGTATCCACCTTTTTCGGCCACATCCATAAGACCTGACCATTTGACGATACCACCTTCCCAGGATACTGAAATTGGGATCTTGGATTTCTCTTTTACATGGCGAGATTTTTCAATATTAATTACAAAATGATAACCTTGAATTTCCGTACCAACCTTGTCCTGTTGGCGACCAATAATCCAAATGGCATCTGCTGAGTAATAAATCCCTGTGCCGCCTGAAACGATTGCCTTAGGGAACAAGCCAATCTCTTGGTATGTGTGGTTTACGGCAATGAGTGGAATATCCTTAAGATTAAGATGTGGTGTAACAATACGGAACAATGATTTGAGTGACTTAGCCCGAGACATATCGGCGACACTCTTTTCGTTCATTGCATCCTCAACCTCTTTCTTAGAGGCAAGGTTACCCACAGAATCAATAATAACAATTACATGATCTTTTTTCTCAATCTGATCTAATTGATTACTAATATCAAATTTAAGTTCCTCAACATTAGTAATTGGTGTATGCACGACACGGTCCATATCAATACCAAATGTTTCAAAATAGGCTTGAGGTGTTCCAAATTCTGAATCATAAAATAACAAAACCGCATCGTCATATTTTTTCATGTATGCTGATGCAGTTAAGAGTGCAAATGCTGATTTAAAATGTTTTGATGGTCCAGCAAGCACCAGCAAACCTGGGCTTAAACCACCATCAGGATCACCTGATAGGGCAACATTCACCATAGGGACCGGTGTTGTTGCCATTTCTTTTTTACCAAAAACCGTCGACTCAGTAAGTTGAGCCGTCATTTTAATTGTGCTGTTTTTGACAAGTTTGTCTAGTAGACTCATAGTTAACTCCCATTCATAATTTCATAAAGCTTGTCGGCAAAAGCATCAATCTTTTCGTGGCGATTAGGCCAGTAAATATAATCCTTTTCAGGATTTGCCTTTAGATTATTAAGAAGTGGAATAATTGCATTATAAACAAGTTCTGCTTTTGCGCTTGTGGATTCTACCTGAGCAGATAGTTCCTCTGATTTTTCAGTTGCAGTTCGTACAACCTCAAGCTCATCAGCATCTACTGCAGTAAATCCAAAATCAAAATCTAAAATATCTTCTGATACTGTTGACATGTTTTTCTCCAATAAAAATAAGAGGGCCCAACTATTTGAGCCCTCTTAGGTGATTACTTAATTATGAGCGTGCAAGTTCTTTGAAGATTGACAAATCGTCATCATCGTCATCGTTCATGGACATATTCACGGGTGCCGGTGCGGCTTCAGCTGAAGCCTGTGTGTTACCCATATTGCTCAAGTCCAAATCATTGTCCGTAGTGGACTCTTCCATCCGACTAGATGCAGTTGGTCCTGCATCTTCTGAAAGATCAAGAACTCGGTACAATTTTGTTTTGAGTTCAGAATATGATTTGAAGTTTTTAGGATCTAGTAATTCCTGGAGAGAATGCTGAGATTTCCAAGTAGCCTCTAGTTTGTCATCATCATCAAATAATGATGTCGGTCCATCAAACTCTGATTTGTCATAGTTAGGATAACCTTCGAACTGACGAATTTTCAGACGGAAGTTAGCACCTTCCCATAGATCAAATGGGTTGACTGGTTTCTCATCCTCAAATGATGGGTTCATTAGATCATTGAGTTTATCAAAGATTTTTTTACCAAACTGATAAAGGAATACTTTACCATCGTTTTCTGGGTTAGCAGAATCCTTGACCACATAAATGTTTGCCACATATTTCAGTCGACGTTTTTGTTTACGTGCAAGGTCCTTGTCTGATTCCAGGCCAGAGTTCCATAATTTGGAATTGTACTCGGAGACTGGATCATCCTGACCAAGAGTTGTCAGTGAGTTCTCAATGTACCATTGACCGTTAGGTCCTTGGAAACCGTGATCCCAGATACGTACGAATGGCATTTCCTCACCTTGAGGAGGTGGAAGGAAACGAATAATTGCAAAACCGTTACCGGCCTTATCACGGGTCGGTTTCCAGAATTTACCCTCGTTCGGGTCGGAGTAAGATTTTGTGGTGATTTTATCGAGTTGAGCGTTCAGTTTGTCTAGTGACGAAGAACGGTTCTTTTTTAGTGCGTTGAAATCCATAGTCATGGTTTTATTTCTCCTAATTTTGCGTTATATAGTATTTTATTGCGGTTTATATCTTCATTAAAGGAATTGATCTTTGACATATGTCTTGTACCTATTCCAATCAAGATCCAAGAAAGGTTTATACTTCCTTGATTTTTTCATTATATCACGTGACACAACTTTGTCAACAATTTTTTTGTCCCAATAAGGAAAAATATTTGCCAAGTGTGTCATGATGGTGAATGTTTCTAAGGATATTTTTTTCTGTAGCATCATAGTCATTATATGTGGGTGTTGCCCATCACGAACTACAAAATTATCTTCATATTCATCCAACATAGTATTTATATCACTCTTGAAGATATATCCTAACGAGTCCATTCTTTTTTTCCATTTTATATAGCGATTGTGTCCCTCCTGCTCCAGTATATCACGTACCCATATATCTGGCTTTTCAATCATATTAGCCAGAATTATATTTTCATAATCGTCTTTTCTTGCCAGTTTCAGAAAGAAAAACGAATCATTTCTCGACTGAAACGAATCAATCGAAGCTCTAACTTTTCCATTGTATTTGAAATAATCATACGAGTCTGTAGTAAAATGTCTTTTAAAAGCAAGATATTTTACATAAGCACTGAATGATTCCTCATTCGCAAATGTCGGTGAGGTCATTTTCATCTTTTTTCACCATTCTCAACTGAACTGCCTCTGAACGTACTTTTTCCTTAAGTATAGAGGATTTCTTTATTATAGCAGCAATAGTTTCAATTTCAAGTCCATTATTTTCTGCGTATGTCACTAGCGCGTCAATATAAGGAACACCTTGAGAAACCATTGTCGATATTGCATGATGTATTTTTTCAGGTGTCATAGTAACGACCATAAAAACCTATCTCCTATTTGATTGGTAATACTATTACTATATCACGTACTATAAGAAATGTCAACCAATTTCTTCAAAAAGAATTCGATCTACATAATAATCTTTCTTATGCTCTGGAATCCCCATTGCAGCAATTGAACTGTGTAGCTTAGGATTCTTTTTCTGATTTTTGCAATAGTTATTCTGGACCGCCTTTGTATCCAATTTAGTATTCTCGGCAAGAGTTTCCATCTGTAAGAGATAGTATTCCATAAGAGAATATGTCAACTGTGTGAACTGATCCACCTCTTCATTACGAACCGCACCAGCAGCGACCATATGGTTTGAAAAGATTTTTGTGGCCCACGGTGGCAATTTTCTTTCTCGTTTCCAAGACACCCCACCAGTTTGTTCTGCAAAGTGCTTAATCATTGGATGGTGTTGTTTGATAATAGGTGAGAAATCAAAGAACGAACCGCTAATTTTATTCGGCCCTGCAACTACATCACATCCTAATATAGGCAAATCAAGCCCGAACTCTGGAAAGATATTAATATGCAGAAGCCAAAGGTTTCGTTCTTCAATTAGATCTATTGTTTTTAAATGACATTTTCTAATCAATCCTGGCTTTTTCCAAAACTGATCCGACCATCCAGGGAATTGCTCGACTCTATAATCGGGCATAGTTCTTTCCATATTATTGGAAAAAAGTGTCTTTGTGTCGGCCGTAAATTTATTTAATTTTTTTACTATTTCCATATGCTATTCTTCTTCACCATCAGCGACATCATATGGTAAGCCTTCCGCCATTGCATATTCAGTATTAAAATAATATGGAGTGCAATCCAGCAATTCACCAAACATTTGCTCAGCATATTGGAAACAAATGCCAGCTTCTACAGCCATATCATTATTCAACAATTCTCTAATACCAGATTTTAATGTATCAATGTCATCAAAATCATAGAATGTACCATCGCCTGGAACCTTGGTTCTGATAATTTGTCCACCGCTCATATCACCAAAATGGCGAACATATAGGTGAGCCAAAAGACCATTGTTGTCGTTATTTTTCGCAAGATAACCTATATGCTCAACATATTCAATTACCGCTGGTAAAGGTTCATCCCATGGTTCAATACCATAAATGCTTTCTAATTCCGCAATATCTTCCTCTAATCCAGTTTGTCTGAATACAGATTGAAATTCTGTTGGCAATGTCACCGCCTCTTCAAGTGCAGTATAACAAATTAATTGGCTGCAAAGATATTTGTGATAAAGTTCTGGGCTAATTTCACCACCTAGCAAAATTTGAGTAAATTCAGTACGTTCTGCTGATTTGTGATGTTCCCAGGTAAGTTCTTTTAAGTTGTTTGCCATAAAATCTAATTCCTCCAAATTGTGAGTGTTAATTACAAAGTTCGCTCGTGCAACTTTTGAACTTATTTATAAGGTACAAGGGGGCAAGAATCCTGCCCACCTTGTGTGTGTATTTATTCTTTAGAACGAGAACGCAACACCCGTGGATGGGGTCCACTCTTCGCTATCAAGGTTATATGCAGTTTCAGCATACACATCCAAACCTTGTACATTGGTGTAGTAACCACCACCTACATTTTGTAAGCTGTCGTTTTCATCGCCGTTGACAAAACCTGTAACACCAAATACAGTTACATCTGTTTCATAAGCAAAGGTTTCGGCACCATAAGTAAAAGTAGTTCCGATGCTAGCCTCAGTACCTGCGATGGAACGAGTTGCTCCGCCAAAGCCCATGTAGATAAATTCCTCTGAATCTAGGTTATAGTCCAAACCTACACCGATGTCAATCCCGCCTGCATCCATGCCATATGTAGCTTGTACATTTTTTACGTCAGTCACATCAGCTGTCATATCAGTAAGACCAACCATAATGCTTGCGCCATATGCACTTGCGATTAGACTTTCACCATCATCAGCTGGATTGGCCAAAGTTGTCCCGCCTGCGTTTTCTGTGATTCCACCAAAGTCACCTAGCAAGTCACCCTGATCACCAAATGAGAAGGCAATATCTCCTGTTGACATTCCCACATGCCACGAATCAACCTCTACAGTATCTCCGTTCATTGCAAATCCAATGCCGGCATTTCCTGCCATTGCATCAACACCAAGTTCTAGTGTTTGGTTGGCAACAATATCATCAGCTGCGTTTTGTGTAAAGTCCAATTGAATTTCACCAGTGACATCTGCGGCAAAGGCAGCTGAGGTCATCAAAGCCATCGCTGCTGTAGTTAAAAATAGATTTTTCATCCTTGAAAATCTCCTTGTGTGTATTAAGAAAAATAAAGACCCGTCAGTACTGACGAGTCATTAGAATAAAGTGTCACTTTTCTGTTCCGAGGCAAGTGACCAGCCCGTCAGCTTATGCCGCTAGTGCGTAACCTGAAGGTGCAACATTATCGTTTGCATTTAGTTTGTTTGGCCGAATGTCGTAAGCCACCACGGTAATCTACTCTCATCTCTACACACCTGTCGATCCTAGTTCAGCCCCATCATAAACACACTGTTGCTCAAGGTTGCGACCCTTTATAGACTTACTGACGCTTGCACGTTCTCAGTGTGTTTATGGTGGAGCTGTCGGGAATTGCACCCGAGTCCAGTCCATGCGTTGAATCGTATCAACGATTACATAGTATTTATGATGTTATACATCAAAAGTCAATATATAACATCATTATGTGACCTATAAGTCACATGCAGTTGCTTCAAATTTTGCAACCATGTCCTTCTTTTCCAACAGAAGTTTTTCCAAAGAGTAAAGTGCCGCATATTTCTCATCGCTGGCACCTTCGTTAAAGGCGATTAATGCAGATTCAATAACATCAATATCAGTCATAAGTTCAGTCATAATAAAGTCTCCAAAAGAGTTGTGTCAGTGGTCTCGGTGGAGAGATTCGAACTCCCGACCCTTTGGTCCCAAACCAAATGCGCTACCAGACTGCGCTACACCGAGTAATCATTTTAATTTATGCTACCTCATAGCCTATTACAGTTTCTACATATCCATTACCATACTCATCCGCAATAGCCAACATGATCTGCTCACGTGGTTCCGTATCCATATTATCGATTTTTGCGACGGCATCATCAATGTCATCCGAATTAATCATCCATTGTACTGCTTGGAAATCAGATAGATCACCTTTATATAGATCAGCAAGGTCTGTACCTTGTGCTTCTACAAAGTAGCTGTGAGTTTGATCGATAAGTTTCTGAATAGACATGTTAGTTCCTTTGTTTTCACCTTATAGTATTAATATACACCATCTATAGCAAATGTCAACCATTTATTTGCATTTATTTTCATTTTTTTCCTATGAGATTTGAAGTTCTTTGAATTCAGCTTCAACTTTACAATCAGGATATTTTCTATCAAGATACATTAGTTCTTCAGATGTTGAATAACCAGAATATTCTTCTGACTTATGTAGAAGTTTTCCTTCAGGAGATGTGACTGTGATTTCATAGAATCTTTTAAACATTTCCATTGTGTATCCTTTCTGTTTATAGTACTAATATATACCATCCAGAGCGAATGTCAACCATTATTTTAATTTTTTTATAAATAAAATTTGTGCAAGTGCATAAAAAACATAATAAAAAGGAGGTTGCACAATGGCTGCAAAGAAAACGATTGATGCGGATGCTGTAGAAGGAGTTGACGCAAACGGTGACGGACACATTTCAAAAGAAGAAATGAACATGCATCTAGAATTCAAACGGAGAGAACTAGAAGATCAAGATGCTCAAAGGGATGCCATGCGTAAAATGACATGGTTTGCATTGTTTGGAATGTTGCTCTATCCAGCTACCATTATGTTTACAGCTTATCTAGGACTAGACGGAGCCGCAGGTATTGTGGGTGATATTGCGCCAACATACTTTGTTGCTATTTCTGCCTTGGTATCAGTATTCTTTGGTGCGAATGCATATTCTGCCAAAAAATAAGTATTGGAAGGGTTGGCTTAAATATAAGCCAACCCTATCATTGCTAACAGCATGAATGCAATCACGATGTTTTCCAAAAAAGAATGATTCCAGAATAGCATTCTGTAAAATAAAACTTTTATTAGATTCATGCTACCTCCAATACAGTTTCCTTATGCTCTGCTCTGAATTTATTTAATTCAGAATTAGTTGAGTGAACCTTTTCCAAAATTGAATGAGGTAGTATCTGCAATAGAGCACTCACATCCTTAGGGAAACAAGCTCCACCATAACCCAGACTTCCTTCATGATTAGGTGCTGCCATCATATCAGGACCAATACGCTCAAACATACCAAGAGTAGCAGTCAGTGACTTATAGTCAATGCCCTCTGGCAAATTTGCATAGAGTTCATGAAACCATGCAACCTTTGTTGCCAACCATGAATTGTGTACATATTTAATCATACTTGCGGTTGCTCTATCTGTAAATACAGATTCGATAAACCTACCTAAGACTTTATAAGAGTCTTCAAACAAATCAGCCCACCACATTGTATCCGCAAGGCTGTTGCCTTTATCGGCTGATCCAAAAATTTGAAACTCTGCTGCCTTAAAGTCTTCCATTGCACACCGTTCACGAAGAAACTCAGGATTGTAAACTACGTTCTTTGGATAGTCTGCAATATTATCCATCGTTACTGTGCTTTTTAAGAGAATACGCTTTTTCGGGCCCATCTTTTTAAAGAGACTTCGAACAATGGAATCATCACAACGACCATCATCTCCCATAGGAGTAGGGACTGCAATTATAATTCCGTCTGCCTTGCTGATAGCAATCTCTGGTATTGTATCAGGATATTTTACGGGATCAACTCTAATTACCTTAGAGCCAGTCATTTCCAAAAACTCAGCTGTTGTGCCGCCAACAAAGCCACAACCAAATACTGCAATTGTTTTCATATTTTTTCCTCACTTTATTAATAACAAATCTATTTAGAAGCCTGCTAATCTTTTAAAAATCGCAGAGTATATACCTTTCCATCAGTTTTAAAAGTAACCTCACTGTGGCTATATTCTGTTACAGTAGAAGTTTTCCATGTAGTCACATAATCACAATGTGTGCTTTCCTTATAGCCAACGATAACATTTTTACCTTGTTGTGAACCTTTATCAGCACCAATAAGGCCACCCATTACTGCTCCTGCTGCGGCACCACCGTCGTCACCTGTAACACTTTTGCCAATTACACCACCAAGGATCATACCTAGCAATGCACCACCGGCTGCGTCACCTTCTGTTTGCTGTCTCTCATACACAGGCACCTCAACTTTTCGACAACGTCTTTCCTGTAAAGGAGTACTCTGCTCAATGTCAATATAGACATCACGAACCTTGGCAACGGTATCCGCAAATGCAGGTGTACATATGGATCCTGCCAAGGCAAAAGCAATTAATTTATTTTTCATTTTTTCTTCCTCTGTAATCCTTCTCGGACCAATAAATAAAGTTGCACATTAATATTACTATAACCCATTATGATTGGTATGTCAACAAAAAATGCGTCTTCATTTATTAATCCCATTTCTCTTTGTAGTTTCCGGTTGTGAGCAATTAGAGCTGGAGAATCCTACTACGGACTCAATCAAAACAGCTCGAGAGTTTTTACACTCTAGCGAAACTAAGGACCGAGCAGAGTTAAAGCAATTTCTTGGTTTAGATCCAGTCCGATATGAATGGTGTGCTGCATTTGTAAATTCTGTACTAGAGGTTAACAATATACCAGGATCTGAATCTGTTAGTGAACATCCCTTGATGGCAAGAAGTTTCTTGCTCTGGGGTGAAAAAGTATCTGAACCAGAACGAGGAGACATCATTGTGTTTCCAAGAGGCAATTCAGAATGGCAAGGCCATGTAGGGTTTTATATTTCAACATATTCAGTCACTGGTATAGAGTATTATGTTATTTTAGGTGGTAATCAGGATGATAAGGTGAGTTACGAACTCTATCCCTCGGCCAGGGCCTTGTCTATTCGTAGACCTCCAGCCCAGTAAAGCCTTCTTGAGTCCAGCCACGAGCCTCAGCATAAGCTTCAACTATATGACTGTAGTGCATGCTCCCCCAAACACCAGTAGCTTTTGCCCACTTGCCCATGTCTGATTTAACTTCAGCTTGCATGTCGCCTTCGCATACATATGGTTCAATACGGCGCTGTTCTTCTTCCACAAGGATCATATCTGCTACCCACTGACGTTTCATTATACTGCCTCCATTCCAAGATAATCAGTTTTAAGAACTTGCAAGCGATCCCAAGCAATGTTTAGATCATAATCGTCAGCCAGTTTGTCAAGGCATTCGGCAATATATGAAGCTGAATAGTAACCACAGTCAAGGTTCATATCAGCATCTACAAAGTTCCAATTGATAGAACCATCGGTATTGATGTTCTCGGGGTTGTCAACCGCACGGTCGAAAGATTCCACAACATCTGCTTTGATCATTGAGCCGTCGTTTAAATGAGTAATTCTTGACATTTGGTTTTCCTTTATTTACCTTATACTATTAATATAACACCTGCTAAGCAAATGTCAACCATTTTTTT